CCAGTTTCATACTGCTGTCTTTGTTTTTCGTAACCCATTCTTTCCTGCCTAGCCATAGCGGTTTCACCCTGTGCCATACCTAATAGCGTACCAGTTTGATCTCTCTGTTGCTGCCTAGATATTAATTCACCTTTCCTTTCCATATTTTGTATTCTAGACTCTTCTCTAAGTTGTATATCTTGCAATCTAGATCCTTCCTGCATCTCTCTAACCTGAAGTCTAGAAGCTTCTTGAGACGCTAACCTTTGATTAGCAGCCTCTTGTCTACCTATACTAGCTGAAGCTTGTTGAGCTCTCAACCTACCCTGCTGGGCTAAAGATTGAGCTAGAGACGCTATACCGCTACCACCAGCTGATTGTCTTAAGCTAGATAGTATGTTAGCTTGACTTTGCGCAAATTGTTGAGATTCAAACTGAGCCTGCTGTTGGTTAACCGTTAAGTCTTCCATAACATTCTCAGCGTCAGCGTAAACATTTTTAGCACCCATAAATTGGTTCTGCATGTTTAAAAATGGGTTAGTAGTACTTATATTGGAGTAAGCATCTTTCAACCTTTCCATCTCTTTTCTACGCTCAGCCTCACGAGCTTCAGCCGCTCTAGCTTTACGCCTAGCTTTACGTCTACCAAATAGACCACCTATAAATTTAAGGCCCTTACCTACTAGAAAGCCAGTTACTGGATCAATCATAATTTAAATTTTTATTTCTTTATTATAATTACGTTATTGTATTGTTATTTACTACTTTCAGATATTTCCGACGCTACAGAGAATAGCTCAGCTTTTTCAGTCTTACTATTACTCATTTCTACCTTCTGCGTAATAACCCGTAACACCAGATAGGTTTACTCTAGAGTCTTTTAAGAATAATACGTAGTCAGCTGTAGATAGTGGTTTAGACAAATCCAACTTGTCAACAACTACCAGCCAATCACCATTCGGCACTAAGCTACCGTCCACATCTGTATAATCTTTCGCTATACTTTTAACCACTCCATATTTTTCAACGTTACTTGAAGCTACGTTAAAGCCCGAGGTGTCGCTAGTTTCGGTACGTAAAATCCAGTCACCCACCTGGAGAGATTCATTAGGTTTATTGTCAAAGGTTATAGTTACTTCAGTCATTTTTTTTAATGTTTAAGGTGTATACCAAGTGCTGTTACTAGGTTCCGTTAAAAAGTGTCCTTGATCCAGCGTTAAATTAAGGGGTACATGTGGAAAGTAATCCTTTGCTATATCGTTAAGTTCGCTCAGCGGGGTTAATACGTTAGACATGTTATTTCTAAATGTATTATAATTGTCTCCAAATCTATTTATGGCTACGTTGTATCTAATTTTAACTGTTTGAAGATCAACCTGCTCTCCACTTAAACCAGATATAGTAAAATCATAAGAATTACCACGTCTAAGACCCCTGTTAGAAGTTGGTACAAACCAATTTTGCTTATGTGACACACCACCCTCAAAACTGCTAAGTACAAAGTAGAAAGTAGCGTTTTGTAAATCGGCACTATCCCATGAACCACCTTGTCCAACATCCGAAGAATCAAAATGTGAAGCGCTAATAGAAACTGTTTTATTTGGTATATCTATATTTCTAACAACACCAGGTATAAAAGGGTTACCATCATTCCTATCGCCCGGCGGGTAAACTATAGTCATATCATTTACAAAAGTTTCCATACCCTCAACGGAATCAAGAACAATGTCAAACCACTCAGAACCATCGCTTTGAGTAGTTAAGACCTTGTCACTAGATCCAGTACACGGTAATGATGAGTGGCGAATTAGTGTTGGGTGAAATTGCAAACCGTTAGCGCTTGTCGTGGTATATGTATGCTCTACAACTCTCTTTAAATTAAAGGTGTTATCATAGGATAGAAACTTAGCCGTCTTATTTGGTTTACCATTAATTATAATATCACTACTACCTGTAGTTCTTGGTATGAGGTTTGAAAAAATTGTATTCATTGGAGATAAACCACCAATACCGCAACTAAGTAGTATGGAAGGATCTTTAACTTGAACCATTAAGTACTTATCACTTATAGTACTTTTAATAGAGGTTCCCGTAGCTGGAGTTATAGTTAATACGTAGGCTTCGTAAATATCTTGAATACCACTATATGTGTTAACCTCTTTGGTTAGCAGGTATATTGAACTCGAAGCTTTCGAACTCAACCCCGTTAACTTCAAAACTTTTACCGTAATCTACTTCGTTATCTTTCAGTATTGTTTTAGCTCCCTGACAAACTAGCTATAACAGCGTCATCTGACTCTTCTAACGATCTCCTAAATCCCATTCACTGTAAATAGCCGCTGTTAATACTATGTTTTTAACCTCACCTCCATCAGCGATATAAGGGACTGCCAAATGCTACTCTTATAACATCTTGGCTGAGAGGCTTCTAACACCTCAACACTAGCATTAATATCTAACTCTAAAGAGTCAGCTTCATAGGAATCAAACGCCGATACATAAAAAACACTTATATCATAAGATATTATTCTGTTTCTAAAGTTCCTGACTATATTACTAGTTGTTGTGATGAAGTTAGCAGAAACAGTACTGACTGTTGGTTTTTTCTCAAAATAATAACCATCATCAGCCGTTATAGTTATTTTAACGGACTCTGTCTTAATCATGGGTTTAACTTTACCAGTTAAAACACCATTAGAATTAGTGAAACCTGGGCTGGTGGTAATTACATTGGAGGTGTTTGTAGATTCTATGTTAACCTTAAAGTAAGATTCTAGCTCCTGCTTATTACCGATCAATGGTTTGTGATATAGCACAGCGTCACCTTTTATACCCAGATTTTGGATACTAGTAGCGCTCTCAATATTAACATTATTGTTGAAGCTTAACTTTACAAAAACCTCGTTACCTAACTCCCCCGGCGTAAGTGTGTCACCTAGTATTATACTAGCTATAGCGTCTGGTTTTACCTCAGGCGCCGTAAAGTCACTACTGCTAACTACGTACCCAGGATTTGGTGTTATAAACAACGTTCTATCCTCCTCTAGTGGTACTGAAGAGCCAACTTGACTACCAACAGTTCCAATTAATTTCAAATCAGTTATAGTGTAATTAGCCATATTTTAATTTGTTATTTTTATTTCAACCTTTGTAGCATTACCTTCAGTTACTAACTTCGCAAAACCTAATCCTTGTATGTTAGAATCACTTAAGTCTATTGATTTATAATCAATCTCATCAGAGTTTAAATCACCAACAATACTACCAAACCACTTCTGTTCTTTATTTACAAAGCCATTGACTAAACCAGTACTCATATCCGTAGTAATAGACGCACTCCAACCATCACCACTAGATGTGTCGTCATACATTTTGTTAAACATGTTGTCAGTAACTTCTATGGAATTACCGTTTACATCTGTAAAGAACTGATTAGCTACGTTTACTGAGTTACCCTCTGATCCTTCGAAGTTTATAGACTTAAAGCTCTTTATTGTACCAGGAATATCGTTCATCAATAAAGACACCTTAGATTTACCAAAGTTATCATGGTAAGGTTTTATAGAAACATTAGCCACATAAGCTTTTACATATCTACCAGTTTGCCCATAAAAGTGTATAGCTTTAAGTATCTTGTTTTCAGAATCGTGAATAAATGAATGAGTAGTCCACTCACCTTTATTTTCAAACAGTTGATCGTACTCACTACCATCCTCAACATCTAATGTTAAATTACCAGCTACTATGTAATAAAGGAATGAAACTTTATATTTAGTTTTTCTATTAGTTCTACTACTTACATCCTGTTTTATAGAACCAGTTTCCTCTTTACCCCTAAGTCCATCTATTAGTAATGCTGTTCTATTGAAATACGGTGCAGTATCTACTCTACTAACTAAATGCTTATTATCTGGTGTTGTCAAATCCCAACTTCGTAAATCTATAGCAAACGTACCATTTTCTACTATTTCTAAACCAGTGTCACCATAGAAAGTGTTTCTATTAACATCATCAGAGTAATGCTCCCATATCTTATTATTTTTAGTGGTTATAAACCTACCGTTGCTAGATATACTATTGTCAGGTATATATGACTTGAAGCTAACCCAACCTTTAGAGGCTTCGTTGAAAGACAAGTTACAAGGCTCTTTTTGATACTCATCGCTATGCTCTATAGTAACGTTGTACTCCCCGTTAACTATATCGAAAGAACCCTTAACCAATTTAGACGTCCTAAGATTGTCTCTAAACCAACTCTTCATACCCAAGTCTGATATAACTGTTATACCGTCTCTAGACAATCTTAATACAGCTCCTCTATGCTTATCTACAAAGTAGCTTCTATATTGATCGTGAGTTAGAGATTCTGGGTTATTTGATATACCAAAATCGCCTAAGTACGGCGTGGCTTGACCTAAAACATTGTTAGTGGACGTTATATTTACGTTACCATCAGCGTTATATAAGGCATCTTTGTTAGATAGTATCTTTAAAACTCTATCTTCCGTAAAGACTTGTAGGTCTGTGTTCCTAGAATGCAAAGCTTGTATTGGTCCGTAGGAAGGATTTAAGTCTTTAGTTATCTTTAAAGCTGCGTTAAACTCGTTTAAGTTGTTAATACTAGATTGAGAATTGTATATACCTGAGTATATTAAACCATTGGTTTTATTTTCTCTAGAGTATCCTTCGAGGGAAGTTGAGGCCTTAAATCCACTACCTATAATAGGTGCGTTAAAGTCGTCTCTAATTCTATTTGATTCTACACCATTACCAAATGAATAACAATTGTACCAAGGTAATACGATTTCGTTTTCGTAAACCTCGTCTTGAAGCTTTATAGCATTACTATGGTTACGGAATATAGCATCGCTTAAAGTGTAATAACCACTAACACCTTGCAGCTCTTTGTAATGGTTTGTTTAATAGTACTACGTTGAGACCAAGTTTTTCTTTAACAAAAGTATTGTTGTAAGCCATTGGTCCATACCTACCAACTATAGTTGCCCCGACTTCTATGTCGTCATAGTTTGTTACCGTTATTGTTTGATTCCATTCAGCGTCAACTCCAGGGACGTTTGTAGTAGTAACTTGAGAGTAGATAGGCGTGGTGTTTACAAATTCACCATCTACAATATTACCCATGCCCTCTATATCAGATTTAGTTATAGTACCATCTTTGTGTAAAAATTTTAGATACCCATAACGATTTATACCGTATGCTCTATAGTCTTCAGAAGCTATACTACCGCTAACTAATAAGTATTTTTCGTGATAACCCGACACTTTAAAAGTTCTAATCGAATCAACCACTTGTGTACCAGCAGAATTATACGATTCTACCGTGCAGTCAATTGGAGCGAACTCTTTAATAGTTTTAGAATTCAAGAATAGAGGTATAGACTTTGAGGCTTCGTAGTAAATATCTTGATCTATACCGGCGTTTGGAACTGTCTCCCAAACCCCCTCATTACCACTTTTGGATGTGTCTGTTGTGTCTTCTGTGAAAGACGAAACTTCGTATAATATTAAATCACCTCTACCTGTACCATCGTGGTCTATATGATGTCTAGGGTCAAACCTATCAAGATCTATACCAGTCTTAGGTTGTATTTCTCCATCTCCATTGAGTCTTTCAAAGCGTATTAGCCAAGAACTCCTTTTGCACAAGTCTTCTTGCTCTTCACATGGTTTACAACCCGATGAAGCGTACGAAGAACGTGTGTGCTTGAAAGCGCTTACGACCCTGTATTTCACGGCTTGAGGGTCCGACGACCAAGAAAATATAGCACCAGCTTTAAACAATTTCATGTATAAGTAACCATCTGAGTACTCAGTTAGAGGCATAGGTAGGCTAGGTATCGCTATAGTCATCAAGTCATTAGTTCTACTCTGCGAAGATGCTAGTGGCGACCTACTAAAAGCATATGGCTGTTTTGGTATACTACCACCGTAAGGACCTTTAGTCATGTACTGAGCTTCATCTAAGAAACCACCAACTGGTATGTTACCCTTCCTAGCCGCATTTAAACCACCTACACCCTCTACAACCCTAGTATGCCACTGTCTATAAAAATCCCAATACTCTTTACCAATAGCCTTGTAAGTACAACCACCCATATACTGAGCCGCAGTTTTAGACAAGGGGTTTGCTAACACCTCTCCGTTAGGGTTGTAACCACCGCTAGAAGTACCAAAGCTACTAGCTGCGTTACTACCCCACTCGTACCCGTAAGGATTCATTTGCTGGGTAAGCAGTCTACCGTTATTTGCTATGTCAGAGCTAACGCACCCAAGGCTTATGGTACCAATAGATTCAAATACGTTTATGGTTTTACCATTGTTTATAACGTTGTTTAATACGTCTTCGCTTTTATTTATTTTAACAAAAAACCTACCATCAAACTCTGGTTTATTTTCCAAAGTTTCAGAAACTAACTCGTATTTTATATGACCATTATTAGGGTTTGATAGTTGCTGTTGCGCGTGATTTATACTATTAAAATAACCTAAGTCTACAAACCTTTTATAAAAGTTAGCTTGAGTACCAAACTGTTTACTTATCCTAAGGTTACCATCGTCGCTAGTGTCTAGTGGTTGCTTGAAATAATTAACATCAATAAAGCTAGTTGATAAAGATACGTTATTAGTTATAGAGGTAGCTACCAACCTAACCTTAAGTTTACCATTTATTTCTACAGGGCTATTTGAGGAATTAAAAGACTTATAATCATTGTTATTCACCTTCAAGTCTTTATTTAAAGACAAGTTAAGTAAATCACCATCAACCTCTTCATAGTAGCTTTTATCCAAACCACCCGGTATATTGATAGAACCAATAATTCTTCGCACAGTCTTTATAAAATCTGGAGCTTCTTTACTTATTGCTAATACCTTGTAGTTATCAGAACTAGCTACAGGTTGGTTAGACCCATGGGTTTTCTTTAAAGTTATATAAGAGTCTTCTGATATTTTATTTATATCTGAAGAAGAAAAGGAGACCCATATGTTGCCGTCCTCAGCGTTGTACCACCTATCCATAGCCAAATTGTAGTAATCATTACTACTTTCTTTGACATAGAATCTAACATACTCCATCCAATTCTCTGGTTTAGAGGAGTTAGATGAGTCGCTACTCCAACCTTGCCCAGCCATTATCCTATTAGCTGAACTAGAGTTAGCTTTATTAACGGTAACACTTGACGACTGTTGGCCACCTTCGTCTTCAGATGAAGTAACCCTACTACCTGGTGATAAAACTGGTGTTTGCCTACCATTTTTATCTTCGAATACAAATCCAACTTTGTAAGTTCTACCAGATTTAACAGACTTTTTAGGTTTACCAATATCACTTACAACAGTAGACTTTAACGATTGGTACAGGCTAGGGGTGAAGGGTATATCGTAACCTTGAGCATAGTTACCATAAACAACTCTGTTACCAACAACCTCCTGTGACTTAGCTTTTATAGGTACGTTATCCCACACTCTTAATATTTGATCTTCGGGTAGCGTATTATGCATTACCTCTGAATTTATTTTAACTAAATCAGTTTCCCACTCAGGGTCAAAAGATTTGTTTATAGTTTTAACTATATAAGCTAAGCTAGAATCTGTACTGGATAATATAAGGTCTACACTAGTAACATCGTTAGGAGTTTGCTCGTTAATTAAGTTTGTGACATGTATTTCTTTAGCAAGATTTATCATACCCAAATTATGACCCTCTTCCACGGTATAATTAAACTCACCAGGTTCGAATATCAGGTCTGACCAAGGTGATAAACTAGAGTACTCACCATCGTTGTATTTATATCTATAAGCTAACCTGCAAAAGCTGTTTTCAAATATACCAAGCGGTTGATTAGTTGAAACCTGCCAATTTTCATGCTCAGATGTTAACTCAGTATCTACAGAGACTAATCTGTAGTAAATAGCTTTACCTCTTATGGCCGTTATAATTAAAGAAACCTCAACGTCAACATCTCCGTTCAAGCTACTACTTAAAATTAAACTGTCACCAGTCTTGAAGGGCTTACTGCTATCTAAGGCAAAGGAACCAGACGAGTTAGAACTCATAGGTTCATCACTCTCAAAATCCCAAAAACCCGTAAACCCATCTAAAGTAGCACTACCGTAACCCATGTCTTCAGCCGATATTACCTCTATATCTGGACCTGCTTTAGGAGCTTTTTTAATTACGGTTACATGCTCATTTAACACATTGTCATCACTAGCATTTCTAAATAAAGCCAGTGATATATTGCTAAATCTTGCGAAGTCACCAACATCTCCAGTAACAAAGCACTGTGGTACTACGTTACCATCCTTTTTGGCTATGAAGTTTAGCGATAACTTACCGTCAGCGTATAAAGTGTTAGTCTCACCAATACTTGGTATAACTATTTTAGCGCTACTAGAATCCTCTAAGTTACAGTCGGCTTTTATTTGATACTCTTTACCTTTATGTAAATATACACTGTCAGTAAGTGGTGGGTTGAAAAATGCGTAATTAGTATTACCAACGGATACTATCTCAACTTTTAAGCTATTAGAGTTAAAAGACGCTGTTGTACCGTTACTACCAACCCAACGCAATGGTCTGTACGCTGACGGGAAGTCTCCATCTAAGATTAAATTTTTACTATCAATACCTAATATATTTGACGCTAACTTCAAACCACTTGGTGTGTTTAAAAATAACTTAGTACTACTAGTATAACCTTCAGTACCAGCTTTGCACCTAGTTATGTTTATTTTCTTAGGCTCACTAGCACCATCAGTCCAGAGTAGTAAATCATCTATAACGTTAATGTTATTTATTAAACTGTTTTGATTGAATTCTAAAACTTTAGGAGCTTCGAATGTAACCACATCTACAGAACCATCTTCACTTACTAAAGAAGCGGAGTTTAACTGTATGTTAGGTTGACTACCGGATCTTTTCCTCAGCTTAATGTCGTCTATGTATATAACACCCTCATGGTCGTTAGGTGATGATATTTTCATTTTATTACTACTAATAGATCCACTAGTAGTTAAAGTCAACGTAAACTCTTGAGTGTAGTTTGTTAAATTGAATCCAACTACTTGATCATTCAACGTTATTTGATAAAGTGAGTTTTGATTGTCGCCCTTTCTACTAGCTTTGAAACTAATTTCATAAGTAGTGGTGGGTTCTAAAGGTAAGTTACTCAAAGTTGTGACTTGACTAAGATTAGGTGTTATAAGCCCAAACGTGAGTCTATATCTATAACCTTGATGAGTATTTGTGTAGTAATCGTATTCAGAAATCGCATTTGATATAGACCCAGTGCTCCACCCACCCGTGCTCTGCTCAAAGTTACTACTAGCGCCTGTTATTAAATTCTCACTATAGTTAAAATCCGACTGATCGTTTACTGTAATCTTAAATTGATTTGATGATATAGAGTTTGGAGTTTCGAAATTTATCTCGTGAGCTCCAACGGTGCTTGGTACTTTTAAGTCTTCAAAACCATTCCAAATTCTTAAATCCTTAACGCCATCATTAGAAAGTATAGAGTAATTGAACTTGTAACTATTACCGCTAATTAAGGTAGAATTATTAGCAGTCAAAGTAACTGGTTGATTTGGTGACGCTGAAATAGAACAAGTGTTTAGCTTTAAGCCAAACATTGGCACGCTAATATCTACAAACGTTATATTCTCGGATGGTGATTGACCCCATTGGGATTCATCCTCAAATAAAGTATCGTTTATATCAGGTGAGTTTATATTAACGTTTTGAGCTTTATCCAGTGTTATAGTATTATCTCTTATAGATAATATTTTAGAATCCGGCTTTAGTAGGTTTCTACCACCTTTCGTTATAAACCTAACCACCATGCCAGGCTTGTACTTACTACCATCAACTACTTCAAAAGACTCAAAACCAGAGACTAACTCTTGTTCACTTAAACCAGCTTTAGTGGCTGTCTGAACAACACCAAAAACGTCGTTAAATACATTAACGGTGTCACCACTGACATTTTGCTCTATTATATAGTCTATATATTTAACCTCGCTTCCAATAACGCTAGGATTTCCGTGAGAAATTTCATCGCTAGCAAACATAAAGTAAGAACTATTTATTTTTGGATCATTTACTGACCCTATACACTTGGATGAACTTACCGATTCACTAATGTTTACTAAAGATATATAACCTATTTCTAATTTATCAACAAGCGCTCTTGTGTTATCCGAGTAAACCTCAAACGTTAAAGGACCTTTACTGCTTGCGGTGTAAGTGAATTTAACCTTATGAACACCTGGCTTCGTTGATAAAAATATTCTACCACCTTTATTACCAAGAACACTATAAGATTTATCTACTATTAAAGCAAGCTCATTAGCGGGCCTTGTACTAGGAACTATTTCATACTCTAACTCATAAGTTTCTCCGCGCTGCATTACAACGTCATCCTTAGTACTAAAATCGTTAATACCTCTCTCTAAAGATACTATAGGCTTTAACTCAACATTGGTTACAGTTATGTCGTGATCCTCTATAAGAATCTCACCATCTTCATCTAGATCAGCCTTTTTAGTACCTACCAACTCAAGAGTACCTAAGAAGTTAGATATTTCTACTGTTTGATTTAAGTATACACCTTCTTCAAATCTATAACTACCAACGGTTAAGTAACCAGATCTAACTATAGCACTAAATTTAACCTCATAACTCTGCGTGTCTAGTAGTGTTCCCTGAGATAGTGACGAGTATAAACCACCTTTCAACATCGCTCTGCTGCTACTGTAGTCAACGTTCACGCTAGTCCAACTTGGGTCTTCACCACTCTCGTATAAAACAGAATTATTACTTAGCATTTCACTACCTAATGATTTATAGGAAGTGTTTACAGAGTTAACTATTAGATTGTTATCTTTAAATGCCAAGTAGTCGTTAGTTATAGCATTGCTAGATCTAACTAAGTTCGGTTTGTAAATGTGGAAAACATCACCAACATCACAACTTATGTTAAATTCAATACTATCATTTATCTGGGTACCAGTTAAAAGCTGCTGTATTTCAAACGACACATCGTACCTAACCCAACCATCCGTGATCGAGTATAGCTCCTGCTGTTGCCCAGCATCTTGCTTGGCTTTTAAAGTTAATTGATTATTACCAGTGTTAACACTATCGGCTTTAACCCATATAGAAAAGTTTTTATCCCCTGTTTGGGAGTATGATTTATCCAAACTCCAGGATATTAAAGTGTTTGTCGCTGTTATCCTTACAGCAGCTTCCTCCCCTGTAGGTGAGTAAGTTCTAAAGGGGAGATACGCTATACCCGCTAGTACTAGCGTCTGTAGTATCTATAGTGTCGTGACCTAGTAGGTTTTGACTAAATGAATCTTGTTTTTCAACCCATCCATCACTACCTTCAGAAAAATCGTGATTATTTAATAACTGTTTCTTGTAGTTCGTTGATCCAACTACCTTATTACCTTGTAAGTTTTGTACAGTTCCAGCAGCGTCACCATCTGTAGTTCTAACTTGAATGTTTTGAGCATCTCTATATTCACCATTGGGAACTAATCTCTCATCTAGATCCTTGTTCATTCTACCAGCCGTGAAAGTATGTTTAATTTCTGCCATTATATACTACTTTATAGGTTTACTTAAGCCTTTTAATACCTGAGTGAACTCTTCTATCTTAATGTTTGATAACCTTATTTTAGCTTTTCTAGCTTCAGCGAATTTTTCTTTCTTAAATCTTTGCACTATGTACTCTGGCATGTTAGATCTTGAAGATACAATAGCATGTGCTATCCATTTATATACAGCTTCTTCGGCAAATTTATGCACAATCATCTCGCTGTCAGTACCTAATCCATCACTAACGTAGTGTAGTATAACATTTCTACCAGCTAATGCCGAACCGAAGTGTATGAAGCCTTTAGAGTTGTCTATGTAAAAAGTACCATTGTCTTGAGCGTGCTGAGGGTCTAATCCGTATCTATTGCCAAATGTATTTTGCTTTAAGTCATCCGGTTGGTAGCTATTATCTCTGTAATCGTACTCTGTATACGATTTGTAGTTAGACCAAGTATTAGACTCGTTATTTAATAAGGCGTTAGATGATAAACTAACACCTAAACCAGTTTCTAAAACCGTTATATTAAGATTATTTATAGTCACCCCGCCGTATGATAAGTCACCCCCGGTGGAGCTACCAGTGCTATTAGCTATATTCTCGCTAGATGGCCACTCGTGACTATCTAAATATTGTATGGTTAGAGTGTGGCCAGATACAGATACTGAGTATGCTTGGTGAAATGTATTTATAGCATTTGCCATTTTCCCAGCTATAACACTTCTAGTATCATTGTCGTCAACAGTTATGTAAGCCCTAACCACATTACTAGTGTCTGAAGGTATCGAAACCAAATTACCAGATATGTTATTATCCAAGTTAAATATAAAATAAATATCCTGCTTATCTATTGACCCATCTACTTTAACTCGCTTAGCCATTAAAGAGAAAGCATCTTGGTCAGTCAAGTCACTGTACTCTGGAGCGGTTATAGTTATTTTTCTATTTAACTCAGTGGTGAATTTGTAATCCCCATCATCATTTTGCTGCATAGACGTAGGGTTAGATGTTTTACCGGTTGGGTATAAAACTCTCTGTATCCCATCACTACCACTAGTAGTCAACTTAGTGTAGTTAACGTAGTCTTGTGGTAAAATCATTTTCAAAGTATTAGGTACTTCAATCTCTTGAGATTTCATAGACCTAAATATATCGTAAGAAAACTCTTGCAAAGCCCTCATACCATGAAATTGAACATCCGTTCTATTAACTTTGGAAATTAACTTACCTTCACCAACGTAAGCCACCATAAAACCGTTTATAATATTATCTAGTGAAGTAAACTGATAGTTACCATATCCACTAGGTTCATTGTAGTAACCTCTCTGAGTTTCGTTATCTAGTAGTCCCATCGTTAATTATTTTTAATTTCAGTATTCTCAATATCACGACTAACAACACTCGTTAGCATCTCGTCTTTTATAGATATACCTGATAATACTAGTATCCTCATTACTAAGTTGTTTTCTTCAGAGGCATGTAAGTTAAAGTTACTGGAAGAGTTTGAGTTATACATAGCCTTCCCGCCAACTATGACGTAACCCCAATTAGGGTCGTTAGGTTTCTTTATATAGTGCACGTTAATATCTGACGTGAAGTTTGTAGGATAAATCTCTATATCTCCACCAGTAGTTCTAACGTAAACTGGGTTTGATAGAGTTGGAGCTGTTAGCGGGTTTAGCAACATATAATGTACTTTACTTCTATCCACGTTTGTTATTTCTATTAATTGACCTTTAGAATTGGTAAAATTAACAGATGTTATATTGTATGCGTTAGAAGGAGTCGTATATATATAAGGCTCAGAAACAGATTCTTTCAAAGCCGTATTATCTACAGTTCTATGTATGGACAGCTTTTCATTCAGCTCGTTTATTTCGTCAGAAGAGTCAGATTGATTAGATGGTTTTAAGTGAGCTACTTTAAGCCTACTAAAGTAGTTATCAAAAATTTCCTGTTGTGCTTGCTTAGCAAACAAGTTAAAGTCTTGAGGGGTTATATAACCTCTCTGCTCTTTATTAGCTATAGCTAAAACTTTTTGATAAACAGTGTCTACACTTATTTCTTTATAAGACATATTAATAGTTTTTATAAGGGAACTGCTTATTAAGCCAAGCCTTCCTTTTATCACAACCACAGTCCTCATAACCAACTGCTCGTGCAGCTATATCGTACAAGCTTTTTAAGCCAGTAGCTTTAGTTATTTTTTCTACGGTATCACCTAATCCCTTTGATTTCATTGCTCTTTTTTTACAATAATATAGTTACATAATAAAGTGATATGTTACTATATAAAAAAACCACCCGGTTAAAGGTGGTCTTACTTTTTGTGCATATATCTACTTGTTTTTAAGCCTATCATTTTCTTTACTAAGGAACTCTACTTTAACCTTAAGTGCTTCCACTTCACCAGTTAACATAAGTACCTTATCCCTAAGCTCGTCTTTTTCGTCAGAAGATCTAGCAAGCATAGCCTCTAGGTTGCAAACTCTATTTTTTAAATCATCTCTATACTGCATACCGTCATCGTTCTTACTAGCTTCACTTTTTTCTTGAGATTTCATTTTCATCCTAGCTTCTAGAAACTTCCATATACTGGCTGAACCTAGAACACCAATTATAGTTATTAATATTTGAACGTAATCATCCATCACAAACCTTTTTCTATCTTCTCGTTAAATACTCTAATTGTGTTCCAGAAAGTCAATATACAAACAATGAACCAGGTAACGTTAGAGCTACCTAAGCAATCATCCATATATAAGTTCACTAAAACAGCTACGCTAAGTAACGACGCAGCTTGTACCGATATTAATCTGTAGTTTAAGCTATCACCCCATAGTACGGCCCAAAACTGAAAAACACCACACATTAAAGATAACATTATTAATATAGCACTAGGATTTTCAAACTCCCTAACTATTAGACATGGTAAAGCTATTAAGTTAAACACAGCTATAGTTATCTCACTGGGCTCACTATCACTATACCAAAATAAGTTTTTTAATTTATTTAATCCTTTTAGCGGCATATAATAATTATTAATCCTATATACTATATTACATGTTTATAATATCACTTAAAAAAAATAACCACCCGCTAAGGTGGCTATTAATATATTCATACACTGTGTATTACTTAATCTTTTTCTCTACAGTATTAAGTACCTCCATACCTTCATCTGTTTTAAACCAAGCGGCTAAAGCAGAGTACGGGTGCTCATCAAAAGGAACGGTCAATAACTTTCTATCGTTAGAGGCCCAAATAAAAGCCCTATTGTCTGGCGATAATTTAATTATACCTAACTCCACGGCTTTAACACCGACGTTACGTAAATGTACATTATCATCGTTAGCCAGCTCTATGAACAAGCTAGGGTTTGACCTAGCAAATATTAACAAATCTCTTTTAAGCTCCTTAGAACTCATCTCACTAACCTTAGAACCGATCTCAACCCTCATTATTGCTTCAGCTATATCTACGTCCATATCGTTAGCTAGGTTCATAGCTTCAAGTTGTAACTCAAGTACATCAACTTCCTTTATAGCATCCTCTTTAGGTTTTAACTCTTCGTAAGTAATACCCAACCCTGGGTGGTACAAAGATAGTAGTTTTTGAAGTATAACTTTATTTTTTGGGACCAACAATAGACCATCTCTAAATATAATTTTTTCAGGTCTTTTAACACCTTGCATTTCGTCAACAAACACCGTACGTTGATTAGAAGTCAACATAAGCTCTCTTTCGTAGCCCTTTCCTTCGTCGAACCAGTAAAGGTTTGAGCTCTTCATTATTCTAGCTACCGGTGTGTCTCCTTTTAAAGAGTATGTTCTATCTTTAAATTCCCAAGTATCTTTTTTAACAGCTTTAACTTCAGGCTGTTTAACATTTGTTTTTTCAACGCTATCAACTTGCGTTGCTTTTGCTTTTGCTTTTGCCATAATAATATATAATAAAATAAATTAAAAACTGAGGAGGCTTTTAAACCTCCCCAGAATTATATTAGTAACTATCCAACTAAAGTACAGAAGTTGTTAGCACCCTGAACAACTAGACATCTTTCAGTCAAGAAGTGCATCTCCATTGCATCTAGATCAGAAGTAGTAGCTCCAACTGAACCTGTAGTCCAAGTTTTAAAGCGACGATCTTCGATACCAGCAGCTCTATAACGAACGTGTAAGAATGGTCGTTTTAGGTTTTTACCTAGACCTTGGTCGTATACAGAAGTTACACCAGCAGGAACCATAACACCTTTTTTAACGTCAGCAGTACCTCCATTAAGAGCACCTCTAGTAGCACCGTCGTTTAAGTATTTCCAGTCAGTTTTGTAGAAGTCGTAAGAACCTCGGCGGAAACCAGAGAAACCTAAGTTGATAGCCATATCTTCGCTGTTGTTGAACACTCCGTAAGAAGTACCACCATCACCGTAAGAATTTTGACCAGCTAACATGTCATCAATATCGAGAGCTGCAGATCTATCCAAGAACATAACATACTCTTCAATAGCACCTTGCTTATCAAACTCTTTTAAGATAACATCAAACTCAGTAGCTAGTGAGAAGCTACCATTAGCATCAGCTTCACAAACAATACCGCGAGAGTCGATAGCAGAAAATAAACCTTCAGAACCTTTAGGTGCACCGTTAGTATTACCCGACTTTAATTTCTCAGCTTCAACTAAAGCCATTTCACAATAATCAGTAAATCGCGCTTTAGTATCACCAGCAGCTTTCAAGTACCAAAGGTAACCAGATTGACCTTCTTCACCAGAAACTTCAACCCAACCAATTTGAGAAGCATCAGAACCAGATACTTCGTACTTGTCCTTCATGATAAACATTTGGTTAGAGTAAGAAGTAAATTCAGGTTCAAGAGACTCACCTCTACCAGGTAACCCTTTACCATATTCAGATCCGTATACGAAACCAGTCACAGCAGCAGCAGTAAAGGTTACAGCAGAACCACCTGAAGTGTTAAGCGCAGCTTGAGTGTAAGGTTTAACTGTAAAGTCGTCATCGTTAACGCCAGATACGTAACATTTCAAAGTCCCAACATTAACTTGCGTAAGAACGATAGTATCACCAATTCTAACGCCGTGACCTGTTGCTGTAATTTTTCCAGCCGCTAAATCAGTACCATCCGCGATAGTACCAGCTGCTGAAATGTGTAGTCTACCTTGTTCAGACCAAACTACTTGATCAGACGCAGAAGCCTCTTCAGCTCCCACTTTTTCTAGGAAACCAGATAAAGATCTATTTCCGAATACCTCAGCCTCTTTCTCTAGTAGCTCAGGTAGATATTGCTGCGCGAAGTTAACTCCAGCAGCGGACTGAAAGTCTAAGTAAGACCCAGCCGTAACTTGCTTGTTAGCAGTTGGTGCTATTCCAGTAACAGCACCTTGTTGTAAAACTCCCATTTTTTGAAATTTTTAAATTAACGTTTATTTCTAATTTTAACTTTGAAGTCGTTAGTAGAATCACCTAGAACTTTAAACTTAAGCCCACCCACTTGCGTCTCGCCGTGAGTTTGTCTTGCTTCCGTGTTGATGTTCTTACTCCGTGCTACAGTTTGTTTAATCGCATCAGCTTTACCTTGCTCGTAAAAATGCTGAGCTAAAGCATCTGGATTCATAGCTGCGTACAAAGATTTGTGATAACCCGCCGCGTCTTGAAGTTTACTATCACTATCAACAAACTTGTTGATAAAGTTGTTCAAATCACTTTGAGTTGCTTTGACTTCGTTAGGATTTTTAACGTTGTACCTAAACTTACTTTCCCCAACTTTAAATTCAAAACCTTTGAACTCTGAGTTAAATAAGTTATCAGTTTTATGTATAAAATCTTTATTATTAGCCTCTTTATTTAAGGCAGTTTTTTCTGAATCTTGCTTGTACTTATTGTAAAAATCTATAGCTTCCTTTTGATCTATAGTTAAATTAGTACTAGCTTTAATATCATTGTAGTACTTATCTTTTTGAGATTCTAAATACTTTCTAGCTTTAGCAGCTTCTTCTTTTAAAGCTATTTTCTTTTTCTTAATATCTCTATCTGAGTCAACCTCTTCGTCAAAGCTAAATGTCTCCTCTAGTAAAAAGCTTCTTTCCTCAGAAGATAAGTGTGGTTTTGTTTGTTTGTAGTACTCGTCCAGGACATCAGTTGTATCTAGTTTTGAAACATCTGTATTTAGTCTTACATAGTCCTGAAGATCACCACCAGTATCGTTCATGAAATCCATTAGCTTCTGAATGTCTTCAGGTACTACTACCCCGCTAGTCTCAGCCGCTAAATCCACCTTAGCTTCATCTTCCTTCACTTCATCAACCTGTGAAACCGCTTCATCTAAGTCTTCAACTGTAGTATCATTATCTTCAATTAACTCTAAGACTGGTGATTCGTCCTGCTGTGCTTCTTCTTCAGTAGCTTCAACAGTTTCACCGTTAGACTCCACCTCTTGCTCAACTTGTTCGCTTACTTCCTCTTCCACTGGTTTGTTTAAATCTACCTTGATGATGTCATCACTAGTAGATGATTCAGTGGTTTTTAAATCAACCTTAATAGGTTCTTCGTTATTTGCCATAATATAATTTTATAAAATAATTAAAGGATAAAATTGTTATTTATATTTGTCAAGACCAATGTCACCCGTAACTATATCATTACCTGATGATTCGAACTTTTTAACTGATTCACCTTGTTTTTCTTTATCTTGAAGTTTAGAGTTTAATTCAAACTCGAATTGCATCAACTGCTTTTTGACCTCAGCCTCTTTTTGAAGGTACTCAATTTTTAAATCGTTTTTCTGTTGCTCCAATTGAGCCTCTGTTTGAGCTTTAGCTTGATCTTTTTGTATCTCTGTTTGAGCTGACTGTTGCTGAGCTTGAGCGTTAGCTTGTGACTGAGCTTGTATGTTTTGCTGTTGAAGTTGCTGATCTCTATCCTGCTTCTTCTTTCGTTTAATCTTAAGTAGTTGATTAGCTAGCTTAATACTTCTAACGTCTCTAAGATCTATAGCGTCATCTAATTCTATCAAACCTTGCGATAAAGCTACTTGAATATTATTCTCCAGCATTTGCTTTTCTTCGTCATCAGGCATGAGCTCTATAAAAATACCAAAATCACACAAGTGTAATTTTTTCAACTCTTTAAGCGTAGCTACATTGTGAGCCCCTATGGCTCTAATAAACGCTTTTTTAGTTGGGGAATATTCTATAATATCTGATATTCTAAGGGACATAGCTTCAGCGTTTTCAGCTGTTAAGTAAAGCATAGATTGTAGTATATGCCTCGTAGCTGTGTTTGAGTTTGCGGCAGCCATTTTTTGTATACCAACTAAAGCATTTTTATCTGGAGTACTACCATCCCTAGCTTCATTAAGACCTGTTACGTCTCTTATCATTTGAAGGTAGTAATTGTAAGTAGTAATTAAACTTTGTATCTTGTTACCACCTCCACCGTTTTGAATCTGCTGAATAGGTACTTTACCAGGATTCATATCACCTTCAGAAGTAAATGATCTACCAATAACACTACCTGTTTGGAAGAACATATTTAAAGCTTCTTGTGGATTGTAGTTTGTACCGTTACCTAAATCAACTTCCGCTAAACCATCTGCGTCTAAGTAGACACCATCAGGTACCATACGATTCATAACTTGCTGTAGTTTTAAATGCGTTAACTGAATCATATCAGCGAAGCCAGTTATTCTACCAACAAGAGATTGTATTCTACCTTCGTACATCCTAGGAGCTACTATGCTATAATTCATTTTGACTTTACCAAAATCTGAATCTTTACGCATCATGTTTGGTGCCATCTGCCACTTAAGCAATTTCTCAGCTCCCAAAACATAAACACCCTCGTATAAACACTCTTGTACTCTATCTAATCTACTAAACTCACCATCCATATCCTTTGGTGGATTGAATGAATCATCCTTCTTTATAACTTTATCAGCACCACTACCAGTCTTCTTTAACTTGTAAACGTCATTGTTGTGCGTTTTGTAGTTGAAGTAAAGTACATTTATTTTATTCTTATCTTGATTATTAGTTACGCTGGTGTAGTCGAAAGAGTTTTTAGTTATCTCCTCTATTTCAGATTCAGATAGATTAGGGAACTCTTTAACCAACTCGTTTATAGGTATTTCTTTTATTTCACCTACGTAATACACATCGTCAAAGTAAGGAGATTCAGTATAAGAATAAACTAAGTTTGACGGATCAACATATTTAACAGCTGCTCCATCCGCAAAGTCAAATGTAGTTTTAGTAGCACCGATACCTATCTCTACTAAGTCTTGTAAAACTCTCCTCTTTACTAAGTTGTAATTGCAATTCTCAAACAACACGTTTATAGCTTGCTCTTCAGCTAACTCAACAGCTTGCTTGTAACTCAATTGCATATGCAAAGCTAATTCCTCTTCAGACTCAGGAAGTGATTCTTTATCATTTTCATAGAGATTAACTCCAAACGACTGCTCAGCTATATCATTGTAATCTTTAGACTTTAAATCTCTTAATATAGACTCCATGTAATCTGTTCTCTTACTAACGCCGTATGGGTCTTGAGAGAATGCATTCACCTCGTAATTTCTTTGAGACATGCCATTAACTACTATGTCTACAAACTTAGGTACTATTGGAACTGGTTTCCAATCTAAGTTTAAGTAAGATAAATCACCATTTATAGATAGTTCGTTCTTGTACTTATCAACCGGTTGTTCACCTCTAGCGTAAAGTCTTAATCTGTGAAAGTTATTTAAGTTGTTACTAAATTTAGAGTAGGTATCAGTGAACCACTCCTGCTTGATAGCTTTAGCTACCCTTTCACCATAATCAGGTGACATTTTTTCTAAATCACTTACCGCTTGAGAGGGGAAGTTTACAACAGACTCTGCCATATTTATCTCTTAATTATTCTTGAATTAATTCCTTCGTTATCGTACTTAGATACCATAATATTTAAAGGCTGCCTCTTCACTTGAGGGTTAGGCGCGTACATATGCCTATTACAAGCCATTACTGCTAAGCCAGAGCTAATAGAAGCATCGAACTTAGTTCTGTTGTTTATATTAAATTTAGCCCAGTCGTTTAGTGTTGTGTTAAAGTACATGTTTCCATAAGTACCCTCTCCAGTCATACCGACGTGGTCGTTTATATACATTTCGATAGCAGCCGCGTGAGCTTGCTTTATATCCTCACTAGAGTTTGGTATACCACCAACCTCTCTTTCAGCTACGGACAACTTATTCCAAATCTTATCTGGCCTATTCATACTGAAACCTCTATAACCTCTTCTACGTAAATAATACAGTAATCTAGGTTTATTGTTCTCAGCTAATATCGGCATACCGTAGAATACTAAAGCCATCAATACGTCTTCAAAGAATATCTCAGCTGTTTGAGGTCTAGCTAGGTACTCTAGAAAAAAGGTATTAGCTGGAGCGTCTTCCATGGAAAACTTAGTTAAACCATGTAAAGCTCCTTTAGATCCTTTACCGTCAACAGTTCCAGATATATCGTAAGAGTCACAGCCGAACGCACCCATATGATCGTTACCTGGGTATTTTATACCATTCTTTATTACAACTCTATTTTGAAGGTCTATGCTTGGAACCCAACTTACCTCGAACCTACCATTGGGGTCTGGGTTAAATACAACTCTAGTGTCTTTGATTCCATTCTCCCACTGAAAATTACCCTTGTTAGTTACTGAAGAGTTCCTATTACCTTCATTATAATCTATCTGCTCGTATATCTTTATCAAGTTAAACAAGCTCTGTTTCGTTTCATCTCTGAACGCATGCTCTTCTGTACGGGGAAATTGCCTATAAAATTCATTGAGTGCATCCTGATCATCTCTAAGACCTTCTGCTTCATTCTCCCAGTTATCTACTACTCCATACTCTATAACATCCCCGTGTGGGTCAAATATGTCTTCGGTTGGCGTATTGAAAACTGAGTGACCATACTCGTCAATAAACCCCTCGTAGTTCCATTCCATTGGTACAAACAGTGAATATAAGCCAGATTTAGTTTGACCGTTCTTATTCCTGTTGTTTACATCAGAGTTTTTGTACAAATCTTTAAAGTTCTGACCACCCTTATCTAAAGCATTAGATGTTGAACCCATCATACACTTACCAATAATCCTACTACCTAAACGTAAACAAGTTTTAGTAACTCTCCAGTTATTCCTAATATTGTCAGGTTTCTCCCACTTACCACTTTCATCGTGAACTAGAAGCGCTAATTTCTCACCATCATAACTGTTGTCACCCGTGTTCTTCCAGTCAATAGTGGTGTCAAGACCTTCTAAGTCGTCCATCTCTTCTTTCTGCTTCATCTTTTTTCTGGTAAACTTTTTAGCAGGAACTCTATAAGCTAGCTCTGACTTAGGTCTATCCATACCATCTTGTATTGGCTTGAAAAAGAAAGGGTAATTAAAACTTATGGGCACCACTTTATCCGTAAACATCTTCTTAGCATCCGCACCAGATTTAGATAGTATCCCAAATCTACTATCACTTGCTAAAGTAGCTAAGTTAACGGTTTCAGCCGAACTCATGAAAGAGAAACCTGATCTACGGTTTTTTAAGTAACACATCCCGTAGCATCTCTTATCAGCTTTACAAGCTTCCCAAAATATAAAAAACAATCTATTAGCTTCACGGAAGTCTGGAGCACCAACGTCTATTTTACTCCATTGTAGATACATATAGTAAGAACCCGTTAAGTATGTTGGCTTGCCTTTATTCATAAACCAAAAACCTTCCTCCCTACGTTTAAACTCTTGATCTATGTATGGATAGTGAGTTTCTTTAAACTCATCAGGATACTCCTGCCAATCAAATACAGTTTGTATTTTTTTAAAAGCTGGATTTTCATCGAACCTTTTCCACTTTTGATCTTTAACTTTACCAGCACTATAAATATTTTTAGGCGCTAGAGGTAGAGCTATCTTTAAGCCCTGGATCTCTAACACCTCTCCAATCTGTCCAGTTTTAGATATTACTACAATATCGTTTTCCTTGTTATAACCATACTGCCAAGACTTAGACTTATTTAGTCTATTTAGCGTATTAATCTTTAAAGGCTCTACAGTTTTTACTAAGCTTTGCTTATACATTACTTAGACCTCCCTTCCGCAAAACCTTTGAAGCTTGATTTAGCCTCTGAAGACTCTTTACCTGTTAATAAATCTTCCTCCTCTTGTATTCTATTGAGTATTTCAAAAGCATCGAATATAGCTAACTTTTTAGTAGCAGCGGCATTCTTCAATCTATCAGCAGATATATCATCGTCAGAATCTACAATAGCTTCTTTAGCAACTTTGATAAGCTCCTCAACAGCTTTATGCCCAGCTTGGATTATACTCTTCTTCGTCTCCTTTATATTCATATTCAATATTAATATACTTGTTTATAACTCTATAGAGCCTCTCGCCATCTACAACAAACTCAAATTCATCACCAGGTGAAAATCCTACAAGTTGTGTAGGCAGAAAAGAACCATCTGAGTACTTAACTACACCCATGAGCGGAACTTCTTTGTCTACAGATAATTCATCCTTAGACACTAAAGGCTTCACGAAAGTATATCCAGGGAGGCAAGACCATTCACCATCCCTGTTATACATATATATTTGATCTTGTTGTACTACGTATTGGTCTTCGCTTAGAAAGCTTCTACTATTTTTCTCTAAACCTTTAACGTTATGCCATCTCCTAAAAACATTGTGATGAACTATGATTTTATCACCTTCCATTAAGCCTAATGGATTGTGTAATGGTGAGGATTCTATTACAGCTATCCTATTTACAAATTGATGGTTAAATACCTCCGTATTTAGTATAAGTTCTTTATCACCAACCTTTTTTGAATTACTATACCTCTCGCCTAAAGGTTTTATTATAAAGTCTACAATAGGTTTCATTAGTACTCTAAGTCATATTCTACAGACACAGCCATGTTTTTATTAAAGTCTTTCCAAGGTATAACTATATCACCTTTAGATATGTATATCGAGTACTTATACTCGTCTTCTAATATATGACATATCGTATGACCACCATAAACACCTTGACCTATAGCGTAGTGCATAGAATCGTTTTTATAATCCTTACCAATAGTTATTTTTCTTATAACACTATTTGTCATCCTCTTTCTTCTTTAGAGAACCATCAGATAGGTCAATATCAAAAGTACCGTACTTCTCTTCCATTTTACTTTGAAGAGCTGTTACCGCATCACCAGCGTTCGCGAGGTTGTGTAGATATTGGTGTTTTTGAGCTTCTATTTTACCTATCTCAAACTGCAGTGTGTTTATATTATTCACAACACCTCTAAGCTCGTTCAACTCTTCTTCTGTAATTTTTTCTACCTGTGGTTTTAAATCAACCATTTTTTCTTTTTTAGCCATTGTTTTTAATTTAATCTTTATTTTTCTTTGATGAACCACCGAAGAAGAAGTCTACGATAGTATTTACTTTAGCACTCATAGCACCGAATACAGTACTAATAAAACCAATCTCGTAATCACTAAGCTCTAAAGTGTTTAAAACGAAATACTTAAACATAGTGTATGTCAAACCGAAGTAAGCTACTGTAAATAATGTAGCTAATACCTTCTGAATAATAGCGTCGTCCTTATACAAATCTCTAGCATCCTTTCTGTCCTCGACTTCTTTGTTAAACGCTTCACGCTCAGCTTCGAGTAGAATTTGCTTAAGCTTGAGCTTAGCTTCATCACGTTCTTTATCTGTAGTAATAACCTTGTCGAGGATTTCATCTGCATTGTCTACTATTTTTCCAAATAAACCTCCTAATAAATTTCCAATCATATCTTATCTTTCTGAATCTTTAATCATGTCATCAATAGATTTATTCATGACCTTATCTGTATAACTTTTATTTTTGTAAAACACGTTACTAGATTTCATAGGTATATCCTCCTCACCCAGCAGTATTTTATATATCTTGTTTATTAATAGGTTGCATTTAAACGATGTTTTAAATATAGAATACTTTATTGTGGTTCTATTTCTATGTCTCCACACATCTATCCAACCTTCTTTACGTAATCTATCCCACCTCGTTTTATCCCATGAGTATATGTAAGTTCCGTTTATGAACTCATCTCTAGTAAACCTCTCTAAGCAGTTGAGATATATAAGTAACTCTAGCTCAGCGTCGGTTATACCGTTCTGCTTACAAGCCCACTTTCTAACTAACCTATAATATTTAAACAGTTGAGCATCTTTAATATCCTCTACTCTCACTCTACTAATACTATATCTCTAAGTTTTATAACTCTATATAGAGAATCTTCATATGTAATATCGTGGCCGGCGTGCTTATCGTACATTACCATACTACCTTCCTTAATTATGTCCGCTAAGTTCCCTACTGAAACTACTTTAGCTTTCTTGTATCTGTTGTCAGAGTCTGTAGTGTCAGTGAGCAGTAACCCACCGACTTTCTTAGGACCTTCTTTAATCTGATCAACTACTACGTAATCGTTAATTGCTTTCATTTGCTCTGACGTTTGAAATTACACAATCAGCGGACATTACGGTTAGCGCTACGCTAGTGGCGTTTTTCAATGCCGTCTTAGTAACTAGTACAGGATCTATAATTCCAGCGTTAATCATATCAACCTGTTCCCCTGTTACTACATCTAAACCTACTCCAGCTCCCTGTGGATCAGCTTTAAGTTCAAACCCTGCGTTATCCAATATGGTTTCAAAAGGAGCTCTTAGAGCTGATAAAAGAACTTGTCCACCTTGGGTGGAAAAAATTTTTTGAGAAACGTTTAATAGTGCTACTCCACCACCTGGTACAATACCTTCTTGTAAAGCAGCTTTAGTTGCGTATATAGCATCTTCAACTCTATCTTTCTTTTCTTTTAACTCAACTTTGGAGTTAGCGCCAACTTTAACTATACCAACGCTACCAGAAAGAGTGGCTAGCCTTTGCTCAAGCTTACCTTTGATAAACCCATTTTGCTCTTCAGTTATCTTATAGTTTAGTTCATCTATACGATCCTCAAGCTCTTGAGTCATTCCTTCTAGAGTTATAACAGTGTTTTTATCGTTGGTAACCGAAAATTCAGCTTCACCTAAGCTATCTGGTGTTATTAAATCTAAATCATCGCCAAGCTCCTCATTGATGATAGTAGAACCAGTTAGTATAGCAATATCCTCTAAAGCATCTTTACGTGTAGGTCCAAATCCAGGTGGGTCAACGATGTTAACTTTTATATTACCTTTCACCTTATTCATAAGAAGCGCCGATTTTACCTGCTGAGCAACGGGTGCTACAATAAGTAAAGCTCGGTTGGCTTTAATAACGTACTCTAAAACACCTTGAATCTTTCTAATATTAGGTATTTCAGACATAACAGTTAGTACATAAGGGTTGTCTAACTCCGCTGTGTGTTTATCAGTATTAGTTATAAAATGCGGTGATGTAATACCAGAATCAAACTGAGCACCATCAACTACTTCTACATAAGTGTCTTCAGATTCACTCTCCTCCATTAGTACTACACCGTTCTTACCAACAGTCTCGTAAGCTTCAGCGATTATACCACCTAGCTTTTTATCGTTGTTACAAGAAATAGCAGCAACAGATTGGAGCATGTCACCTTCAACTTCAACAGCTGAGTCAGTTAGAGTATTTAGAACTTCTTCTAAACATGTGTTAACTTCATCTTTAATTTGTCTGATAGATAACCCTGCAGCGACGGCAGAGTCAATAGATTGTATAAGTGCTTCAGCTAGTACTGTAGCGGTAGTTGTACCGTCACCAGCCTCTTTCACTGTATTGCGAGCCGCTTCCTTAATTAGTGTAGCACCCATGTTTTCAACCGGATCGTATAAGACTACGCTTTCCGCAACGGTTACACCGTCTTTTGTGATCACCGGTTTACCGCGTCCATCTTCATAAACGACACATTTCCCTGATGCTCCTAACGTGGACTTTACGGCTTTCGCAAGTTTTTGAACTCCTGTGACTACTTTATTTTTAGCCTTATCACCGAAGTCTAAGTTCTTAACCAATTCGCTTGGTAAGTTGTATTCCATAATGTGGTATTTTATTAAATTAAATTATATTGATGCGCTTGTTAAAACGTCTTAACTACTTTTGGTCCAGCAACGAATTCCAGTTTTTTACCATAATGTTCGATACTGCCATCGATAGCAGCCTCAGCCCCATCGAGTGTTTCTCTCCTTGTAATGTCAACCCAGACTTTTTCGTCAGTTGGTGAGTTAACTTCTGTTTGGTAGTACCCATTTGGTAGCTGAGTTATTCTCCAGTTGCTTTTATCAGCTAAATGCTTCCACTCAGCTATTTTCTCGTCCGTAATTTTCGGTTGTCCAGTATTAATGGTACTGGTTTTGTAGTAATAATAGGTCATTTTAATTTGGTTTTGGTTAATTGATTGTTACTTACCGCACTTACTGCAGCATTTTCCTTTTGACTTCTTTTTAGTCGATCCTTTTTTCTTATAAGGCATGTCTATATATTTACTTATTATTATTTCTTTTTACCTTTCTTCTTAGGTACGCAGTTAGGTACTTTTCTAGAACCTTTTTTCTTCATACCTATCATCTCGTAGCCTGACCAGCAGGGTGACTTTTTCTTACGCTTCTTCATATTAGTTTACGACAAAACCCGAAACTGCGAAGCTTTCACCAGCTCCAAAAGTTAAGTTCATATTCTGAAAATTACCGTCTTTTAAGTTACCTATTCTAGCAAGCTCTGATATAAATGATGTTCTAAGCGTTGTAAAATCAGTAGGTCCATTAGTTACCGTGATGGTAATAGTGTCGTTAGTTGAAGACCCGCTGTGAAAATGCGCTTTAACTTGTGAACTAGTAACCTGTTCTACAAATTTTATACCATCTGCTAAAAAGTAATAAGGCTCACCACCTACTGCTTTCTTTATTCCAATATATTTTACCATAATTATGCTATTTCAATGTATCTTATATTTGTACTAATTTCGTCTGTTATATCGTAAAACAAACCTTTAGCCTCACTAGCTTTGGCTAGGGCTTTTATTATAGAGTTTGTAGCTTTTCTACTTGAGTCAGGTTCGTGGAAAACCTCAATAGTTTCAGTAAAACCTGGTGTTGCCATTTTAAGCACACTACCACCAGTATTAGTCAACAAGGAGGAGGTTGCGGAACCTATTTCGTTAGTGTTTTCAGTTGTTATCATTGAGTCATCCTCTACACCAGTTATAATACCCTCAGTAGGTAGCAAGTGAGTACCAGTACTAAGGAAATTTATAACCTTTACTGATATGTATTCAAAAGTCAAACCGCTATTAGCTACAGCACTGTTGATATAGAACTTTAATTCACCCACATCACCTTGGGCAGCGGCTTGGTAACGACCTCTAATAGTATGCTCACCAGCAGTAGTCGGTATGGTTAATGCTCCCGCACTACCCTGAGATACTGTTACAGAAGTTATTTCACCTATGACTTCAGTTATTTTGTAAGATAACTCAAACATATAATTATGAGGTAGTATATTTGAACTAGTACTTTGGAAACCCAAACCACTAGCGGTACCTGAGGTAGCATCCATAACTGTAAGTTTGTTATCACTCACACTAATAGTTACGGCACTATCATTACCTACAGCCCAACCAGTTGTGTCGTTTGTAGAGAAATCGTGATTAGCATTCTTAATGCCAGTCATTTCATCCTTAGATCTTATTAAAGCGTATTTAGCCATTTTATTTATTTTTTATTTTGTAAGCTCCGAATAATCTTTTTAAAGCCCCTGGATGATCTTCACGAAATGTTTGGCGTGCAGCTTTATTATGTGCTCGCTTCTCTTTACGCATCATCTTTTTATAATTACTTTTACTTTTTCCAAAAGGCATAACATGTATTTTAATGTTCAGTAGTATAGTTACACGTATCACCTAATTATTTACAGTGTGACACTAGCCTGTTACTCTATACTTAATTAGGCTAATGTCATACTTTTTATAGGGTACCCTTTTTTAGGGATGTTGTATATATATAATTAAAGTGTAGCCCCCTACCTTTAAGCCACCCCACCCCTATACCAAAACGCAATCTCTATACCCACCCCTACTTTCACGATCTCGCTACGAAGCGAATTAGATATTATATATGTAACAAAAATAAACTACTTATGAAAACTATCTTACTTTACGCTGCATTCTTCTTCTGCTTATTCTCAACTCTCGTAGCTCTATGGCTCGGCATGGCAGAGCATTCAATCTTCTACGCAATAGCTTTCAGTTCTGGGTTTTGTATGTTCTTATTCTTAGAAAAATTAAAAGCAATCGAGTAATTCACAAACTAAAAACGAAGTACAACAGATATTATAAACGTAACTAAAATAAACAAACACTATTATGGAATTAAAAAGATTCGTTATTCGCAAGTCATTAATTGGCAAAGACACTATTATTACATTCACCAACAAGAAGGGTGAGAACGTGAAGTATAATCACGACGAAGTATACAACGCTCACAAGGAGAGGTTCGAAAGTATGAATTGCTTTACAAAGTATAAATCATATACGAATAGCAATGCAATGCCAGCTTTTTGTAGAGACATGAAGATCGTTGACTAATGGCGATCTTTATTCTACTCACATCGGCGATCATAGTATCACACGCGATCATTACTAATTATTTAAAATAAATTACTATGCAAAAGTATCACATGTTTACACTGTACCTAACTCTGTTTGCTTCACATTTGTGGATCACTCATCACACAGGTTTTCTATTAACTGCTATCACTTCGATCATTGCACTATTTCAAGCAATAAGATCTCTTGATAAACTGTGACAATTGCCTGTTACTATACTATATTAGTAGCCTAATGTCACACTATTCACTAAATGAAGTATTATTGCTCATTGAGACAAGTGGTGGAGTACCTGCTAGCTAAAAATTATCACTAAAACAAATCTACTACTTTTACAAACTAAACACGAACAAGTGTAGATATTATAAACGTAACTAAAAACAATTAATAACTAAATAAAAATCAATAAGTTATGGCAAATTTACTTAAATCAAAGAGATTCGTAGTGCGTAAATCTCTAATCGGAAAAGATACTAACATTGAAGTATCATTCAAAAACGGTAACACAGTTACTTATTCTCACGACAAAGCGTTCGAGATTATGAAAGGTTCTTTAGAGCAAATGGCTTGCTGGGACAAGTACAAATCTTACACTGCGAGTGGAAACTTACCAAAAGTTCTTCGTGAGTCAGAAGCAGTAGTTGTAGAGTAACATGTGTAAGTTATTACAAACACTCGAGAGTCAGCTCGAATCACACGATTGGCTCTATGGTTACTCAGACGATCACCGTGACTACAAAAGCGGTAGTCGAGAGCATCGCCAAATATTTGACACTATAGATAAGTTGTCAAGTGATGGTTATAAGATCGAAGCTGAGCAAATGTACGCGAAGTACTACGAGTTAAATTACAAGAAACCATATAACCCATGGTGGAAGAAGTAGTCCAGTTAGTTCCACTTGTTTACTGGTAATCAAATATGAACAAGTATTGTAGTGATCGTAAGTCGAGGTGCACTTATTAAAGTAGTGATAACACGGCGCAGAAATATATACAACAGGTAGTCTTGGAGTATTGGTGAGTTCGATTCTCACGCTATCACTAAAATTATAAATTATGAATGGAAAAGTATTAAGAATAGGTTTTCAACTATTCAACGAGCATTGGAGCAGACTAACGAAAGCTCAAAGAGAGAAAGTATTAGATATATACTACGATTTTTACTAACAACTAAACTAAAACTATGAAAGCACTAGCTTTTTACTACGGACTAATACTTATTATAGTATGCTCCTCAATGGTGATGCTGTTCAATCAGACAGGTAAGATTATGTTCCTTGCCGTAGCACCAGTAACATTAATGGCACTAATATTATCCTTTAACAGCTTTGAAGACAATGAGTAAGAAAAGAAAACTAAACAGCAAGAACCCTAAGTATAAACCAAAAGTAACGGAAAAGGTTATACAGAAAGAAGATAAACTAATTTGTGAAACTAAAAAAGGAGTAAAAGTATATGCAACTTACTACAGATAAGATCAAAGAGAACAGAGACGAGTGGGAAATAGAGTATTTAAATATACAAATACAAGAGTATGAAGAACAGCAACGAGACTTATTTTACTGAGTTTATTGAAGACGATAACTCATCTGAGTGTAGTATTTGCTCTGCACCTCTGCACCTTTGCGAAGATGACGTATGTGAAGCATGTTATGACTTCTGTGGTGACTGGCCAAGTACGTTCAAATCACAAAACTAATACGATCACTCTGAGATATTATTTATATGAAATGTAAATGTAACACAGAGATACCACAAGGACGGTTAGACTTAGGGTATACAACTTGTATAGGTTGTTCACGTACACAGCGATATGCTTGTGCACCGATCACCAATCACAAGACAGGTAACACAATACAAATAGTTAGTCAAGAAACTGCTGACGCTTTGTATAAAGCAGGTAGACGTAAAGGTTACGGTACTTGTTTAAGGTAAGGCTAAAACACTCACAGGTCTGGAACCATGTAGTAGACATGGAACTAAGTGCAACTAGGAACCACGAAACTTCCGCTGGAGATGGAGTTACTGACGAGTAACATAGCTTTTAAGGGCATAATGGTTAATGTAGGTTCGATTCCTACCATGTCCACTAAATTAAAATTATGAACAAAGATTTACTAATACTAGCGTTAGAAACGTTAAGAGAACAAGTAGAGTGTGGCACTTGCTGGGAATGCGAAGTAGAAACACTAGAAGGTATGTCAAGATTAGACATGATAAACGAAGAAATTAACTTAATAAAAATTAGTCATGAATAAAGAACTAACAGAATACATCGACAGAGAGCTCGGTAGGCTTGAAAGATCTATGGTAGCAGCTCCTAACAGAGACTACTTAGAGAAATTCGCTAAAGCTAATCACGGTAATATGGATTTACTTCTCATGCAGATGAGTATGAATACAGGTTACAGAATGGCAATGGAAAACGTTAACACTAAAATTAAAGAGATATGATTTACAAGTACAAAATTGTATGCTGCTCCAAAACTTCAGACTGGGAGCAAGTAATTAGAGAAGGATTAGATGAAGAAAACGCACAAGAAATACTAGCTGAGCTAAACGCTTCTGAGGCAAACCATGAACAAGGATTTTATATAACTAAATAGTATGGATAATTACGACGAAATGTGGAGTAAGGCAGAAGATCTGCTTGTAGAATTAAGCGAAAATGGTGATCGTAACGGTAATTTATCACTAGATGAGTTTTACTACGAGTACTACGGTACGCTAAGCCAGAGTGAAAAAGAAAGAATTGAAAAAATATTATACTTATGAAACAAACTTACGAAAACGAGTATGTAAAGTCGCACCACGAAGCTCTAGCTTTGTTCGATGTACTCGGTATTAAAGAAATTACATCGAAAATTCAACAAAAGAATGGTACAAGAATGTGGCAAATACCTGCAGAGAGATTGTTTTCAACTGGTAAAACTACAAAGTTAAAATTCGCTATATACTCTTCGGGTTACGTTAGAAATTGTAGTGAATACGGTCATAGTTCTTATCAGATTAACAAGAAGTATTTACATACTAAAAAATATTTCTGCAATTTCACTAAGAAATATAAGTCTTACGAGTCAGTTAAGCGTATATTAATAAACAGAGAAGAAGACAGAATCATTTACTTAGCCAACTATATACTGAAGAATTACTATAAAGGTAAAACTTTATACCATATAGATTCTTATGTAATGAATAATTTACCTACAAAGACAGCTAGAGACTATGATATTTTATCAGAGAAGTATGATGCTTTACTTTCGGACTACTTAACTTTAGAAAAAGATTTATGTAGCGCAAGAGAGGTTCAAGTAATTATTGACGGTCACAGGTATAATTTAACTTAATATACAATATAAATACGACCACTCAAAGATATTATAATAAACGAAAAACAAATGCAGACACTAAAAATTAACAAAGAAACCGGTAGAATGCTAGTAACCAACGAGATAGCTGGTATAGTTTATACTACTAAATGGCGACCTTACGAGGTTGGTAACACACCTAACAACTTCGGTTGCATTGACTACCAAGACACGCCAGGCGTTGAAGAATGGATTAACTATAAAGGATTAACATATGTACAAGAGTAAAACAGCTGATGAGTTAGAGCTTAAAATAACTCAACAAGACGAAGTAATAAGAGACTTAGCTACACAGTTAGGCGCAGCTAAACAGCTTAGTGATAACCTTCATAAAGACTTAAAACTAGCTAATAAACCATCTATGACTGATAAGCAGTGGGATGAGATACAAGATTGTATTTACGAAACCGTTGAATCAGAGTTAGATAGCTTAAGCAGCGATGATATTAACGTAGAATTAAGCATTGACTACGACAACACTATAAATGTAGATAGTTACAACGTTGAAAGCTATCTTGTAGAAAGCTTAGCGAATAGAATACAAAGCAATATATTAGACAACCACTTACAAATTATAAGCTCAATAGAAAATGAAGACTAATACTAAAGAACAAAAAGTACCTAAATGGTTCAACGGTGAGGTTTATACAGAAGGTGCAGTATGTACAAACCCATTTAGTAGAGAAAGTATAAAGCTAAACGCAATAGAACTATCTATATACGATATGGTGATGGGTGCTACTATGTGGACTGAACGTATGAATCCACATACAGACTCGTATAATGAAGCTGTCAAAGATCTTCGAAGAGGTTTAGACTGGTTTAGACATAATAATGCGGAAGCTTATATGGTGTTACTAGACTAATGTCATACTATATAGCAGGTATAATCGCTGTATTCGTTATAGCGGCAGTAGAAGTTAAGCAAAATAAAGTAAAATTATGAAAGATACAAACGAAATTCAAGAGGAATTAGTAAAAAGATAGGTTTATTCTAAGCTAATTGTAGGGTGACGAAATTGGCAGACGTGCCCTCCTGTCTCGGGGGTGTAGATCACGGAATAAACTTTAGGATAGCGGGTTGACCACCATTGTGCACAACTTGTCCTATAGCTAACCGCTACGTGGAGGTTCGAGTCCTTCCCCTACAGCAAACGTTACGTAAGCAAACTTTAAGGTTCGCAATTCAGGTCCCTATATAATCCTGTCTAATGGAGAAGAAATAAGGCTTACGGCTCAAGACTCTGATATGATAGAGCGCTACAACTATGAACTAAGCGGGTAGATACGGAAGTAGTAATTGGAAGTGGTGGTTCGAATCCACCCTTGAGCACTAAATAAATAAAACTATGAAAAACGATAAACACATTTGGGAAGGTTGGCACGTGTCTGACTTTATTGAAAGTCTGGAAGTGACGTTTCCTTACCAAACATTTAAAACAAAAGACGAGGTACGTATGTGGTGTAAAGATGAGCAACCGTATTACAAAGAGCATATACCACAAGTAGCGAATCACTTTATTAAAAAAGCAAACCTTTAAACAGAAAATTATGCACTTATTATTAATGATAGCTACAGCACTTAGTGTCGGAATTATATGTATAGTAGCTTATAACACATCGGATGAGTAATGGATATAGGTAAAAACTTAAAAGATCATCAAAAACTAGTTGAAGAACTTCTAGAGTTAGCTACAGTTATAACGCAACAACTTAACAAGTCTAGCAAAGATTTAACGCCAGAGATCATCGAAGAGATCGGAGATGTACAATGGAGGCTCGATAAAGTTAAAAAGTATTACAACTCAGATCTAATTCAAGAGCAAATAGACTTCAAACGCAACAAACAAAAGATCAAGCAAGAGAACATCGCAAAAGCAGAAGCTGAAAAATTAAGTAGAATCAAAAGGTATAGAACTCAAATACCTATTTACAAAGACAATTATGGAAAAACAATCTAATATTTTAAGTGAAAAACGCAAGGAAGTTGAGTATGTTAATTACCAAACGTCATTTAATGGAACTAAGCCAGAGAGTAAAACTATGAATTACGAGGTATGGTGGGATAAAGACAATGAAAACGGCGGATTTGAGCTTTACGACGAAGAGAGCGGAGGTAACGACTACTACGCTGAGGGTGGTTTATGGTTCTCTAGTGAGCTACTGACTGATTATGATGGTATGTTTGAATTACCAGGTACAGTTGTAGATATGTTAAAGAAAATGGGTGCTAACGTTGAAGATTTTGAAGTATGAAAAAGTATTTAGTACAGTTTTTTTATACTGAAAGAGCTCATTCAGAAGAAGTAATTTACTCAACGAAGTACTGTATTAGACCAAGGTTAACTAATGAGTATAAATTTCTAAATGAAATGCTTGATAATGATCAAATATTCTCATTTGGCTATAAAAAAGGTAAATATGTCGACTAAAGGAATAATAAGATTTGCTAAGCGAGAACCAGGTATTTCGTTCAGTGAAAGACCTAAAAAGCCTGAAACCTATCAAATATATAGACATTATGATGGTTTCCCTGCTTACTTAGGTGTTGAATTAGCTAAGTTTTTAGAAGATACTGATGAGTATGTTATAACTAGAGTTCCAATAAACTTAATAAAGTACTTAGAAAACCAAAAGTTTAGCTCTAAAATAATACTAGAGTCAGAAACAACGAAGTTGTGGGTTGATTTTGTATACTATATATGGGTTAAACCTGGTTGTGAAGAGTTCTGGGTTAGTATATTTGAAGGTAAAACCTGTTTATTTGTAGGTAAACCAGATAAATTACGATCTAAATACGAATTGATGTAGATATTATATATATGACGAACGAAGACTTAGAAAAACTAGGCGTATACGTAGCTGATGCCTTGATAAAAAAAGCTATGATGACATCTGGCGAAGACTGGCTTACCCATGACAGTAGAGATCATATGGTAGGTGAGTTAGCTAGATGTGTTACATTACAAAACATATACCTAGATCGTGAAGAGTATGAAAAATGTGCTGTAATGAAGATTAAAATAGAAAAATTAACTGATAAACTTAATATAACTGAAGAATTTAACAAACCAAATGAAGAAGGAGAACAAGATGATGAGACATAAACCAATGCTAGCTTACCCGGTAAGTAAAAAACCAATAGATTATAAAACTAAAAACTTCATTCAACCAAAGCTTGATGGCGTACGTTGCTTAATACAAGCTGAGTACGACCCAGTAGTTTTAGGTACTGTTATTAAAGCTTATTCACGTACTGGTAAAGAGTGGAAAAACATACGGCACATACTTGAAAGTTTACAATGGTTCTTTGAATGTAACCCAGATGTAGTTCTTGACGGTGAATTGTACAACCACGATCTAAAAGATGACTTTGAAAAGATTATATCTTGTGTGCGTAAAACTAAACCTACAATGGATCACAGAATAGAATCTAAAAACCTAGTTCAGTTCCACTGTTACGATGCTATATTATCAGATCGTTTCGCTAAATCTGAACACTGGTCAGGTAAGTTTGATCTACGTGACGAGTGGGTTAAGTTGAATTTAACAGAGTCTTATTGTGTAAAACACGTTGAAACTCACGAAGTATGGGCTGAAAAGTTTGCAAAACAACTACACGGGTCTAACTTAGCTAAAGGTTACGAAGGTTCTATATTACGTACTAACTCTGAGTATCAGTCTAAACGATCTCATAGTTTACGTAAATTCAAAGACTTCCATGACTCTGAAGCTGAAATAGTTGGCTGGGTTGAAGGTAAAGGTAAACGAACTGGTACTATCGGTAAATTTCTAGCTATTGATGCTAACGGTATTGAATTTGGTATGCCTGTAATGGATAATTTCAAAAAGTTACAAACAAATTTCAAACAAATGCAAAAATGGATTGGTAAAACAGCTACCTTTACGTACTTCGAACGTACTAAAGCTGGTAGTTACCGACACCCTTTGTTTAAATGTATACGAGATTATGAATAAAAGTCAAATAAAGCGTATGAAGATAAGTAAATTAGTTCAAAAACTATACGAAGAAGAAAAAATAACTCTAAGAGTTGCTGTACAACTGTTAGACAAAATATATGAAGATTGAGATACTTATGGAGACATTGGGCTAGAGCCCTTGGTGAAAAAAGTGGTAAAACTAACAAAGAAGCTGATAGAGTAGCTATATTTAGAACAATTATAGTTCTACAAGCTATTATTGCTAACGCCTTCATAGTTATTAACATAATAAAACGCTGGAACGAATGAATATATTTTACTTAGATGAAGATCCGTTTGAAGCTGCGAGGCTACAATATAATAAGCATGTAGTTAAAATGATCTTAGAATCTGCACAAATGCTATGTACTGCACATCATCATTATGAAAGTAGTGTAGATATACCTTATAAGAAAGCGCATTATAATCACCCTTCAACAAAATGGACGCGTGAGAATGCTAGTAACTATTCTTGGTTATACAGACATATGATGGGCTTAGGTGAGGAATATAGAAATAGATACGGTAAAGAGCATTTATCTATAACTAAATGTAAGCACTTATGGCAAATACCTAAAGGTATACCAATGGAATTATTAACACAACCACCTCAGTGTATGCCTGATGAGTATAAAGCTGAATGTAGTGTTGAGGCTTATTGGAATTATTACATAGGCGAAAAAAATACAGTTGCAAACCCTAATAAAGAAACTATTTATGAAAGAAGACCTAATTAAGAAAATAGAGGAATTTAATAAAATTAAATATCCTCAAGGTGATGATTCTAAGCGGATTATCATTGCAACGTTACACTCCGACTGTGACAAAAGCCTAATTAATAATATAGTAACTGGCTAATGTCACAAAACTTAAATATATCAAGGAATTTTGAATGGTTACATCGTAAAAGAATTATAACTAGGTTAGACCCAAATACAAGTCTAGAAGAACCTACTATAGAAACAAATCAATATTGGTTTTACGCTGACGGTACATATTCTGCTTATGATTTATTTAAAAGCAAGGCAAAGATAAATACTTTTAAGAGTTTAAAATGGCACTTATTAGTGCTTTGGTATTTAAATCCTAGGTTGACTACAGATGATTTTACAGATTTATCGGAATTTATAGCTGATAAGTCAAATGGTTTTTGTACCTTTACAATATCTGAAGCATCGTTAGATAGAATTATACATGACGTTTACATGTCTGATCTTGATGCTCCACCTAAGAATAAACTACGTAAGGTTATATTTAAACAAGGTATAGGTATCGATAAAGCTGAAAAGTTAAGTATAGTAGGTGGTTTAATAGGTCGTCAAAAACGGATCCATCCTGATGATATTTATCAATGTATGATAGATATTAACGATATGGGAAAAAAGATCACGATAAGCCGTCTAGCAAGTTTATTAGACTGTTCTACACGTACAATTCATCGTAATATATGTAACGAATTAAAAAGAGAAAAAGAACTATTAAATGGAACATTGTGAAGAAATATAATATACAAAATTATTTAAGATATAAAAATGATGTAAGCGAAAGTATTGAGCTTCTCCCTCGTAGAGAGTTTCATGAATACACTAGAGATCAACTTATAGTTAAGTTTTTACCTTTGGTAGAGAATTTAGCACGTAAGTTTTCCACAGCTCAACAAGCTTCAGGTGTTATGACTATAAATGATCTTATACAAGAAGGTAATTTAGGTTTAATACAAGCTGTTGATAGAATCAACTGGAATACTATATGCGAAGCCGAAGATCAAGAACAAAGACTAAAATCTTTTTTAGCAAAACGTATACGTGGTGCAATACGAAGAGCTATTGATATGAATAGAGGTACTATGCGTATACCAGAGCATAAACTAAACGAAATACGTAAAGATTTCGGTGAGGATAAAAAAATGGTTGCCTTGTTTTTTAATTCGGTGTTTTTAAGCTTAGATAATAATACTGATGATAATAACACTTTTAATGATATACCTGATAATGCTAAAGAATATAATAAAGATATATTGCTAGCATACTTAAAAAGTATAATGATGGAGCATTTAAACCCTAAAGAATATCAAGTATTGAGATTATCTTACGGTTTAGACTGTAGTAAGTATTCCGCTAAAGAGATAGCTGAAGTTTTAGGTATTAAAGGTACTAGCTCTTACGTACGTGTTTCACAGTTAAAAAAGCAAGCTATAGACAAATTAATAGATAATGTACCGCACTCGCAAGTGGTTGATTACCTGTAGTTTAAGTTAAAAATAAATGTTAAATTAGGGGCCTTATATGTGATTATATAGGTACCGATAAACCAAAAGCCAATGACTAAATTAACCAAAACTTTAGCAGTCGTTCAGACTGAATTAAAAGCTAAAAAGTCTTCGTACAATAGCTTCGGTAAGTACTACTTCCGTAAAGCTGAAGACATCCTCGAAGCGGTAAAACCGTTCCTAGTAAAGCATAATGTGTACGTAACAGTTAATGAAGAAATCATTAGCGTTGACCCTGTACCAATGATGCAATCTACAGCCACAATATCAGATGGCGAAAACTCAATTACAGCAACAGCAATAGTCGGTGTAGACCTTAATCAAAAAGGTATGCAAACGTCTCAGCAATTTGGTGCCGCATCTACTTACGGTAAAAAATACGCTTTAGGTAACCTATTCTTAATTGATGATACTGAGGATGCAGACGCTACCAACAAACACGATAGCAAGCCAGCTAAAAAGAAGATGACTAATGATCAATTAGCTAAAGCAATAGAGTTTGTTAAAGGTGGTGGTGATATTGCTGCTATAGAAGCTAAATACGCTGTAACAGCTGATCAACGTAAGAAACTAAAGAACTAGTATGAAGGATATTATAGACAAATTAAGAGATGATGAGCATTACTACGGAGAGTTTGGTCAACAGTTTTTAAGTAATTCAAACATAAGTGCCTTACTAAAAAACCCTAAAGAGCTTAATAAACCTAAAGGTAATAATCCAGCGTTTGCTGTCGGAGGTTATTTCCATACGGCTATATTAGAACCTGATAAACTAAAGAGTTTTAAAATCATCGAAGCTTCAACTCGTAATACTAAAGTATATAAAGAACTTTCTGGTGGTGAAGTTTGTCTATTACAACACGAGGTTGATAATATAGAGTTGATGATGGATGCTGTGATGAGTAACGATGTTTGTAAAGATCTTATACGACCACTACTAGGTGACGTGACATACGAAGAGCCAGCTGTTACAGAGATATTCGGAAATAAATGGAAGGGTAAGGCTGATATAATTAACCACGAAGAGCAATTAGTTATTGATCTTAAAACTACCAGTGATATAGATAAGTTTAAATGGTCTGCGTCTAAATACAACTACGATAGTCAAGCTTATATTTATAATAAGTTGTTTGGTTACGAAATGATATTTATAGTTATAGATAAAAACACTCATCAAGTAGGTTTATTTGACTGTTCAGATAGCTTTTATAGGTCAGGGCGAAGATAAAGTACGTAAAGCTAGTGATGCTTACGACTTGTTTTACAAGACAGAAGACTTCGATACAAATCAATATTTACTAACTAAAACATTATAGCTATGAATGTGAAACTACAATCAGTTACACCTAACGCTGAAGATAATATAGTCGAAATAGCTAGAGTTAGTAGTAGTCGTAAGGATAAGAAAGCTAAACCAGAGGGTCTTATAAATTATTTAATCAATCATAAGCACTTCAGCCCCTTTCGAGCATAGCTACTTAACATTAGAAATAAATACTAGCAAAGCAATAGGTATACAGCTTATAAGACATCGATCATTTACATTTCAAGAGTTTAGTCAACGATACCAAGATGTAAACAAGTTAGATGAAATGTTTGAACCTATAGAGTTACGTAAGCAGTGTGATGACAATAGGCAGTCATCTACGGAGGTATTTAATCCTACTATAAGGTTTCACGCTACAACTAACGCTAATGAAGTTATAAACGGTATGTTGGGCGCTATAAAATCTTTATATGTAGAATTATTAAACGCTGGCGTAGCTAGAGAGCAAGCTAGGATGATACTACCGCTGACTACTAAAACTAAAATATTTATGACTGGTAGTATTAGAAGTTGGATACACTTCCTACAGCTTAGAGATGACGAGCATGCTCAGAAAGAAATACAGTTAGTTGCTAAGGAAGCTAAAAGTATATTTAAAGATCAGTTTCCTTTGATTAGTAAAGCCTTAAAATACTAATTACAATATAAATACGATTACCTAAAGATATTATATATATGAATAAACAATCAATAAGTCAATTTTTTATTAATCTCTTAAACCCAAAACCAATGGCAAGAGCAAAAATGATGACCTGTTCTATTTCAGGCAACAAGTACAAAGCAAACAGTGACAACTTCTATATGAATAGAAACTCACGTAACGGACTTCATCCTTATCACAAAAAGTTTGATAACTTCAGACGATCAACGGGTGCGTCGGTAGAACAAGTTAGAAATTTAGTAACCTTAATTAAACAGTAGAGTATGGCAAGTATTATTAAAACGTCAATTAATCTCAATGAGATTCCTAAAGACAAAATCATTAACGGTAAAAAAGGTAAGTACCTACCTATTACAGTTACATTAAACGATGAGCCTGATCAGTTCGGTAATCAAGGCCCTGTATGCGTAGAGCAAACCAAAGAAGAACGTGAGGCTAAAGCAGCTAAAACTTACTTAGGTAACGTACGTGTTGTATGGACTAACGGTGATAATGTTGCTACAGCACCTAGAGATGGTCAAGCACCAGCGCCTCAAAAAGCCGCGGTTCAAGAAGATGACTTACCATTTTAATTAAATAGATGGAAACAGTAGAGATCAATGGATTTTTGATTGACGATTTCAATCAATATGGCTTAGAAGCGGGTAAGACACAGGGGACTTGTCCTTTGTGCTCCGCTGATAGGAAACCCGAAAATCGTAAAGCAAAATGTGCTTCTTACGATTGGGAACGTGGTCTCGGTACTTGTCACAATTGTGATAGTAGTTTTCAGTTGCATACATACAAACGAAAGGGTAATAGTACGAAGGAATACATACGACCTGTTCAACCAGATGGTGAGTACAAGCAAGTACAAACTAAAGTTCAAGAATGGTTTTCAGATCGTGGTATTTCCTTAAGTACTTTAGATGAGTTAGGTGTCACTGAAGGTCCTGAGTTTATGCCTCAAACAGGACAAAAAGAAAATGCGATACAGTTTAATTATTTTATGGGTGATGAGTTGATCAACGTAAAATATAGAGATGGTCGTAAAAACTTTAAGCTATACAAAGGTGCTGAGAAAATATTCTACAATATTAATAGTATTGTAGGTTATAATTCTTGTGTTATTGTCGAAGGCGAAATGGATGTTCTAGCTTTGCACGAAGCTGGTATACAAAATGTAGTTTCAGTACCTAACGGTGCAACGTTAAATAGTAATAATCTTGACTACCTAGATAATTGTATTGACTATCTAGAAGATAAAGAAAAGATTATACTAGCCGTTGATGCTGACGAACCTGGTCAAGCTCTTAAGCAAGAGTTTATACGCAGGTTAGGCGCTGAGGTTTGTTACTTAGTAGATTTCGGAGATGTTAAAGATGCTAATGATTATTTAATCAAACACGGTAAAGAGAAACTTAGAAGTGTTATAAACACTGCTACTCAAGTACCTTTAGAAGGTGTATCTACTTTACGCGATCTTGAAAATGATTTATTAGACTTTGTTCATAATGGTTTTAAACCTGGTTACCAAGTTGGTTTAGAGAATTTTGATAAAATATTCTCTACATATACATCACAGTTTATAACTGTAACGGGTATACCATCATCTGGTAAATCAGATTTTGTAGATCAAATGTGTATTGGCTACAATAAAAACTATGGATGGAAGACAGCTTTTGCATCACCCGAAAACAAACCTAATTATTTGCACGCACATAAGTTAATACGTAAAACCTGGGAGGGTTTACCTACAACTTCTGACATAGGCTCTGAAAAGTGGAATAATGTTACTGATCATATAGATGATAATTACTTTTTCATTGATATGGATAGATATACATTAGAAGATGTATTAACTAAAGGTGCTGAGTTAGTAAAACGTAAAGGTATTAAATGTTTAGTTATCGATCCGTTTAATAAAGTTAGAGATTTAAATTGTAAAACCGAAGATGTTAATAGGTATACTATGGAATATCTAACTAAGATTGAAACGTTTGCTAAAAAGTATGATGTGTTAGTTATTATAGTAGCTCATCCAACTAAAATGTATAAAGACAAAGATGGAAAAATTGAAGAACCAACTATGTATAACATTAAAGGTGGTGGTGAATGGTACGATGCTAGTTATCACGGGTTGCTTATCCACAGAGATTATGAACTCAAAACTGTTAAAGCTAAAGTTCTCAAGGTTAAATTCCAGAACTTAGGTGAAAATGGTGCTGAATCACATTTCACATGGGAACCTAAGTCAGGTAGTTATATACCACTAGCTGCCGACGTCGTTGAGAACGAAGCTTTACCCTGGGAATAATGCCTAAAAAGGTAAAAGGTAGAAACCCAGGTTTCTTAGTTCAATCAGATGAAATGGCTAAGCACTTTGGTTGGTGTAGATTAAATGGAATATGGATAGCTGTTATACCTGATTGGTCAGACGATCAAGCTTGGATAGTTGAAATAACTATTAAAGACAAGGTTACAGAAGATCCTAATAGATACACTGGTCTAGAAGCTTTAGCTAAAATGTATGAATATTGCAAATATTATTATAAAAAACACAATGACTAGACACTTTAAAACAGCAAATGATGCTTACGAGTTTTACCACAGCTTGATAATAGAACAAGGTGTTAATTTCGGTGATACTAAAGCATTATTCAACGTGGGGTTTTACTTAGATAATCCAATGTTGAGAGAGATAACAAATAAAGACCGTAAATGGAGTATAGATTATGCTGAGGCTGAGTGGTTATGGTATTTATCTGGAGATAATAACATAAAAAAGCTCGGTGAATTATATGGTAAAGTTCCTGATATATGGAATCATATGGCAGACACCGACGGCTGTGTGAACTCAAACTATGGTTGGCAGTGGAGTAGAAATAAACAGTTGGAATATGTAGTTAATAAGCTAAAGTATGAAAAAGACACTAGGCAAGCAGCTATAAGTATATATGACGCTAAAGAGCACGAGTTATACGATAACGATACACCATGTACTTATGCTGTTCAGTTTACAATTGTAGATAATAAGCTCTGTATGTCTGTATACATGCGTTCTAACGATCTCTGGTACGGCTTTTGTAATGATCAATACCAATTTTCACGACTACAAAAAATAGTTGCAGAGAGACTGAATATTGATACTGGTTGGTACTACCACCACGCTCATAATTTACATTTGTATAACAATAAACTACCTAACTATGGAACCTAATTATTACATTTACCACATACCCGGCAAGAAGATTGGTGTAACTAAAAATTTACAACGTAGAGTTACAGACCAACAAGGTTACGAAGCTCATGAGTACGAGATATTAGACGTGTCTAAAGACATGCATTACATATCTAAGCGTGAGATTGATCTTCAAAAAGAATATGGGTATAGAGTTGATACAACACCTTATAAAGATTTAAAACCTAATAAAACCAAATTAAATAGTATGGATATTAATATAACTGAACAAACTACTACGTTCCCTTGCCCAGTGAGCAAGCTTAAAGGACAATTGCTTGATAACATAGGTATGGAATGGAGTACTGAATATGGTGACGTAGTCCTATCACCTAAAAGTGTAGACTGGATAATGAGTAATGTTAAACCATCTTATTACAATGAAAATAGGTGTTTTGTTTACAATAAAAAACTAGGTTCGTGGTCAGATCAATCTAAGAACTTTGATGACCTAGTTAAAGTACCTCAAGCTGAAGCTTTAAGATTTACTATGATACGTGAATGGGCTCACGAAAGAGGTTTGTACAATGAAGGTAATGCTAAAACACAGTATCTAAAGTTAATGGAAGAAGCTGGAGAGCTTGGTAGTGCTTTGTTAAAGGAAGATCGTGCAGAAATCATTGATGCTATAGGCGATATGGTTGTAGTGTTAACCAACCTAGCTCACATGACCGAGACTTCTATCGAGAGATGTATTGATGCGGCTTATGCTGAAATTAAAAACAGGAAAGGTAAAATGATTAATGGAACTTTTGTAAAACAATCTTTATGAGTAGCAGAGAAATATACGACAGTATGGATGCAGTAGAATCTAAAATGTATAAATTTAGAGACCCAGTAGTAAGAAACGTATGTGATAAGTTTGTAGAACGATCTGATGTAGGTTTTCAAAAGTATGGTAGAACTCTTAATGACGAAAGAGCTGGTGGTCATAAAGACTTATTCGGTTATCTAAATGATGTACAAGAAGAATTAATGGATGCTATATTATATCTTCAATCAGCTAAAGAATCAATAGCTGAAGAAATGTTGAAGCTAGATAAGTTTGCGGATGAAAAAGCGAGTTAAACGTAAAGGCCCAGTAAGAGCTAAGAAGGTGGTGTATGATGGCATCACCTTCGCTTCTGGCTTAGAAAAGTATATGTACAAAGCTCTTAAAGAAGCTGGTATAAAAGCTGACTACGAAGGTTGTACATTTACATTGCAAGAAAGTTTTGAGTTTGAAGTAGAAAGTTACGAACGCCAAGCTAATGGTAAAGGCGATTTAGTAAATAGGGGTTGTAAAAAAATACTACCTATTAAATATACACCTGATTTCATTAGCCATGACTTTGTAATAGAAACTAAAGGTCGAGCAAACGAAAGTTTTCCTTTGCGTTGGAAGATGTTTAAAAAATATGTAAACCATAAAATGAAACATGTAACTTTATACAAGCCTCAAAACCAAAAGGAATGCGACTTAGTTATAGAATTAATTAAACAAAAAAGAAAGTAATATGAATTGGACATTGACATTAGGTTTATACCCTGGTATACTATTAGGGTTTAGAAGTTACAACACAGAGACTGAAGAGTCTCAATTATCTAATCACGTATTTTATTTACCATTCGTAGATGTTTGTTTAACAATTGAACAATTCTACGATGAAGAAGAATAATATATTTGAAAAAAGAGTTAACATATTACCGTATCAATATCCACAACTACTTGATTACAAAGATGCTATAAGACACTCGTATTGGATTGATACTGAGTTTAATTTTACTGACGATGTACAAGACTTCAAGGTTAATATATCTGAACAAGAACGAGATATAATTAAGAAGACTATGTTATCGATAGCTCAGATAGAAGTTAGTGTTAAAACATTTTGGGCTGATATGTATAAGCGAATGCCTATCACTGAGGTTGGTGATGTAGGTATGACATTTGCAGAATCTGAAGTTAGACATAAGGATGCTTATGCTAGGTTGATTAGGATACTAGGTTTAGAAGAAGAATTTAAAACAGTTGTTGATGTACCTGCTATTGAAGCTAGGATAAAATACCTAACTAAATACTTAGACGGTACTAGATCTAGAGATAACAAGATGTACACTAAGTCGGTATTGTTGTTTTCTTTATTTATAGAACACGTTAGCTTGTTTAGTCAGTTTTTGATTATGATGTCTTTCAATAAGAATAATAATGTACTAAAGGGTATATCTAACGTAGTTGAAGCAACATCTAAAGAAGAGGAAATACACGGTAACTTTGGTGCTGAAATTATAAATATAATAAGATCAGAAAATCCAGAGTGGTTTGATGAGGACTTTAAACAACTCATTGAATCAGCATGTGCTAAAGCTTATAAAGCTGAGTGCGATGTATTAGACTGGATATTTGAAGCTGGAGAGCTTAGCTTCCTAAGTAAAGATACTATTAAGGAATTTATTAAAAATAGATTCAATAATTCACTAGAAAAAATAGGATATGATTCTGTGTTTGAAGTTGATAAAAAAGCCCTTGAACAAACTAAGTGGTTTGATGTTGAGATTACAGCTACTAAAGAAGGTGATTTCTTCTATAAAAAATCAGTTGATTACAATAAGAAAAGTAAAAGTATAACCGCAGACGATTTATTTTAATGGAACGAAAGAAATATTATTGGCTCAATGATGAGTCCAGGCTGTTCTTGTCTAGAGGTTACATAACCGAGACACCAGAACAAAGAATTAAAGATATAGCTAACACAGCTGAGAAACATTTAAAGATAGATGGATTCGCTCAGAAGTTTGAAGACTATATGGCAAGGGGTTTTTACTCCTTGTCTACTCCTGTGTGGATAAACTTTGGTAAAAATAAAGGTTTACCAATTAGTTGTTACGGATCTAACATTGATGACAATCTTGATTCAATTCTAAATGCATCTAGGGAGATCGGTATGATGTCTAAATATGGAGGAGGAACATCAGCTTATTTAGGAAATATAAGACCACGAGGTACAGTTATTTCAACTGGTGGTAAAGCTGACGGACCTGTTCATTATGCTCGTATGTACGATACCACTGTCGATGTTTGCTAAGCAAGCTGAGGCTAGAAGAGGTGCTTGTGCTGTATATCTACCTGTTGAACATGCTGATATATTAGAGTTTCTGGATATTGGTACAGAAGGAAACCCTATTCAAAATCTACAATACGGTATCACCGTTACAGATGAATGGATGCAGAGTATGTCTAAGGGTAGTAAAAAGAAGAGAGAAGTTTGGGCTAAGATAATTCAGCGAAGATCTGAGTTTGGTTTTCCATACATAATGTTTAAAGACAACTCTAATAATAACTCACCTTACAAAGAGTTAGGTTTAGATATTACAGCTTCAAACTTATGCTCTGAAATACAGTTGCCAACTGATAGCTTCAACTCTTTCGTGTGTTGTTTAGGTTCTATTAACCTGTTACACTGGGATGAAATTAAAAGCACTGACGCTATTGAGGTATATACTCAGTTTTTAAATGCTGTTTTAGATGAGTTCATTGTCAAATCTGCTACGCTACCTGGTTTAGCTAGAGCTAATAGGTTTGCTTCACAGCATAGAGCTATTGGCGTAGGAGTTTTAGGTTACCATTCTCTGTTTCAATCTAAGTTAATAAACTTTGATTCTCTGCAGGCTAAAGCTTTGAACAATGAAATATTCAAGACTATAAAAGAACGATCAGAGACGGCTTCTAAATGGCTCTCTGAATACAAGGGATATGAATGTATACGCGAAGGTTTTGCAAACACAACATTAATGGCTATTGCACCTACTAAATCTAGCTCATTCATCCACGGAGCAGTTAGTATGGGTATTGAACCTATCAAGTCTAATTACTTTGTAAAGGATTTAGCTAAGTCTAAAACAGTATATAAAAACCCCTTTTTAGAGTGTGAGCTAGATAAGTATGGTTTGAATACAGATGAAGTTTGGGAGGATATACTAAACAAGGATGGTTCGGTTCAGCATTTAAATTTTCCGACTAAAGAAGTTTTCAAGTCGTTTGTAGAAATATCACCTAAAGAAATAGTATTACAAGCTGCTCAAAGACAGAAGTATATAGATCAATCACAAAGCCTAAACTTAATGATAGATCCTAGTGTACCAGCTAAAGATATTAATCAGTTGTATTTATATGCTTGGAAGGAAGGTGTTAAAACTTTATACTATCAATTTAGTAAAAGCTCTGCACAAGCATTTAGTAGGAATATACTAGAGTGTTCTTCTTGCGAAGGTTAGATCGATACAGCGTAAGCCACGATCATTATTACTACATATAGTAGTTTACTTATTTCAACTTTTCTTTTCATAGCTAGATAATTACTAAAACGATTCAGCAGTTAACTAACTTAAAGTTAAGTTTATATTAATAAAGGGAGGCTTAATAACCTCCCTTTTTTAGTACTTACCCTTTTTACCTTTAGGGCTAGACTTAGTGCTACCACCTTTACCTGCCCATAAATTTTTACAAGCCCAATATCTAGCTGATAGCTTATCTTTTGCTTGACCACATTTATGTCTAGCTCTAAAGCTTTTTCTAGCAGCAGCCGAGTAGTTGTGGCCATAACCGCTAGCGCCAAAGTGTATTAATTTTTCTTTACCACCACTACAAGCTTTAACTACTTTCTTCTTACCCGCTTTAGGTGACTTCCTAGGCTTGTTGCAAGCCATTTTTGATTTGTCTAATCTTGCCATATCAATATCCTGTTAATAATTCTAATACTTCATCTATAGCTTTATGTCTATGGTTGTCTTTCAGTATGACTTTATAAACATGCTTGCAATTGTTTATCTTAGGTACATCATCTATAGCTGAGTTAAATGCATCTTTAAGATCTACTTGTTGGTTGTCACCGCAGAAAATCATAATAGAGTCTTTACCTAATCTACCTAAAGCCATTCTTAATTGTGACTTAGTTAAGTTTTGAAACTCATCTACAATAACCACGGCGTTGTCAAATGTTCTACCTCTAAAATGCGTTAACGAAACTAACTCAACCTCTTCGCTGTCAACCATAGTTTTAAGCTTATCAGGTTTGTTATAGACTTTCCGCATGTTAGACATAATCGGTACGAGCCAAGGTTCCAACTTCTCTTTTTCAGTACCAGGTAGAAACCCGTTGTCTTCAGTTGAGACAGTTGGTCTAGTAATAACTATTTTATTGTACTGTCTTTTAAAGTACATATCTAAAGCTACTTGAACAGCTAGTAATGTTTTACCACTACCAGCCTTGCCGACAACAAAGCTAAAAGCATGATTCATTATCTGCTCTTTAGCTGCTTTTTGTTCTTCCGATAAAGTTATATTAAATTTTATATTACCTTTTGGTGGTTTCTTACTTTTATTATCCATTAGCTAGTCTGTATTTTGTTTTGTTATTATCGTCTTTATAAGCTTCTAGGATTTGTTTCCTATTACCTTCTATTTTTAACGATAAATGTATCCAAGCAAAATCAAACTCGTTTATCATTTGATCGAACTCTAAACCACTGTCTATTATCCAATCATAAATCTTTTTATTATTCATTTTTCCACCTTCCCAAAACTGGAGATCCAGAGCTTGGCCTTTACAATGCTGACTCTTGTTACTACCACCAATGGTAGAATTGAGTACTGGGCTGCGATAACCAGAACTAATGCGAATAGGACCCAAATCGTCTCGCATCGGTTGTACAATTTGCGTAATAAGATGCTGAATGTTTTGTAAATGCTCTTTATCTGGTCCATTGTTTATTCCTAATCTTACCGCAGTACTACTTCTAGTAATCTCTGACAGTACAAAGTTTTTACTTAGTCTCATATATTATAAAATAATTTAGTCTTAATACTATAATCACTACAAATAACTACTTCTTAGCTTGCTCTATTTCTATAGCCTTAACTACACCTTCTAAATACTCTACATCTTCTTGTAGGTACTCTATTTTTAAATCTTGCTTAGCGTCATCTGGTAATGCACCCATCTCGCCACGGGGCCATTTGATTCTAAACTCCTCGTTCAACTTAACAGCGTCTTGCATGCGAACAACGTCTAATTGTAGCTGATCTATTTCAGCTGTCAATGTAAACCATATCCCAGCTAGCGAAACGATACCCATTACTATACCTATTAAACTTTTAATGTCTAAGTTTATCTTAGAACCTTCTGTTATATCTAATTTATTTTCTTCCATGTTAAGTTATTATTACGGTTAAATTTGGTGTCAAACCAGTGTTTGTTATTTTTAAACTATAAGTGTTAGAATCAAAAGGTATACTATCCTCTAAGACTAAAGAAGTGTTAGCCGGTATATTTAACCCTTTTACGAAGTAATATTGGTTAGTACCGGTGTCTAAGAACACATCTATATCCGTACTATTACTATCATTGTTTGATATATAAATACTAGATATACTACCAAAACCAGAAGCTAATGGAGTTAATGTGTGAGTGTCAGCCGTTACTATATTGTTGTACTTAGCCATATTAACTATTTTTTAATTGTTGTATTTCTTGTTTTAAAGCTTTTATTTCTTCGTTTAATTCTTTTACCGAGTTAATTAAAGCATAAGTTAATTCGTTAGGGTTGAAAGATAATATCTCTGTTTCCTCATCATCGTTTTTATCTAATTTAGAGTTATACGCTTCTACTGTGTTAGGAAAAACTTTTGATATTTCTTGTGCTATTACACCTACGTTGTCTATTGAATCATCAATAGTACCACCTTTACCATTATAGTTAAAAACCTTAGTTTCTATTTGTGTTATTTCTGATAAGCCCTTTTCGTATGGTCTAATATTTTTCTTTACTCTCTCATCAGAAGTTGTCGCCCAAGTAGAGCCACCTATTGATTTTCTTGCATCACCAACAACATCCAATGTATATGTTGGTAAATCATAACCAATACCTACTCTCCCCGCGTCATCTACAAGAAAGGCGTTGGCTCTTACAGTAGAAGTTCCATTACCTACTGCAAACAAAGTGTGAGCTTGGTTTTGGTCTGAGTTGTATTTACCTACGACTGTTTGACTTTGTCCCGCTGCGTCACCTGCATTATTTTTTGGTATTGCCAAACCTAAACCAAATAAGAATTGGTTTTTAGAGTTATCAGAACCGGGGCTACCTAAATTACCATTACATAGAGAGCCGAAAATAATACCATCATTAGACATTGTTTGGTTTGAATATCCACCAACAAATGAACCCACACCAGCACCTGCTGACCCGTCTACAAAGGTTTTGTTGATAATATTCTCTTGACCCATCAAAAGGGTGTTAGGCGCATGGTTAGTGTTTTCAAAACCAAGAGTTAAAGACCTTGCACTATCTTGAGTTACAGAATGACTCTGCCCCATAACAACACCATCTATGGATTCAACTTCATTGTTTGCACCAAATGCTATTGCTCTCTCTCCTGAAGCAGTTGTTAAAGCTCCAATAGCAAAAGACGCGGCTCCACTTGCTGTACAGTCATATCCACCGGCTATACTTTGTCTACCAGAAGCTATAGCGTCTTCACCAAGTGCGAAAGCGTCTTGAGAAAGAGCTCTAGTGTTGGTACCTATAGCTAAAGCATAAACGCCTGAAGCTATATTGGCAGAATCTCCTATCGTAGCCCTACCTTCAACATACAGTTTTTTACCAATTGAATCGCCTAAAAATTGAAACTCAGTAACACCAGCGGTTACACCCGTACCGGAAGCTCTAAATTGAATAGCACTACCAGGTCCAGCTGCTTGGCCTGTTCCCGTCCCCGTACCAGCAGCTTGCTTGTACAACTTACCATTACTGTCAATACCAACTACGTGGGTTTGAGTAGCATTACTAACAAGCCCTGGAAATAATACACCAGGTCCAGAGACAAGAAATTCAGCTGGAGAACCTATTGTTAACCTTGGCGGGACAGCGTAATTACTAGGACTGTAAACAACATAAGTGGTCCCAGCAAATTCACCTGTACTAGCGTTTCTATATTGTAAATCACCAGAAGACCCCGCGGCCAACTGATCAGTTATACCAAGCTCTGTTCGCGCGGCGGCGGCGTCAGCAGCTGTTATAACACTAACCATAGGTGCACTCGTAGCTACAGCTTGATTAGATGCGTTACCTATAAACAAATAGTCTTGATCTAGATTAGGTACGTCATTAGACCTACCAATAGCACTAACCTTTAAACCTTGGCACTTAGTACTGTTAGTTTTTAATACTATACCTACGTTTTGTATTTGACTAGATTGTCCAGTTGGTTTTGTCTGTGTTAAACCACCAGAACTACTAACGTATAAAGTATCACCTACCACTAAGTTTGTAAACGAAGATAACGCTGTGTTATTAGCACTACTATTCAACACTCCGGTAACTATACCTAAGCCTCTATCGTCAATGTCTTCTTGAGTACCTAATTCAGATAACGCTAAACCTATACAAGGCATTTTATTAACGTCATCACAATCAGCTATACCTACTTTGACGACTCCACTAGCCCCAAGCTCACCCTTACTATATAGAGGTGAACCTAAAGGTATAGTAGTTCCCTCATCGTTTACAATATCAAAAACAACTTTACCGTCTACGTCACCCTTCATTAAAGGTGTATGTAGCGTACTTGTGCTAGGGTTGTAATATAAATCACCATCGCTTTTAGCGCCAGTTGAGGTACTACCATTTAATGAGTTAGCAAATAGTAAAGCTTGATTAGCGTTAGTACTTTCATCGTCAGTTACCACTATATTAGTAGCAGTAGTAGCTGTGGTAGCAGTAGTAGCGGTAGTAGCAGTAGTTGCCGTGTCAGCATTACCTACTAAAGCACCTGTAAATAACGTGGAAACTAAATCACCAGTACTTGGTTTAAATGTTAAACCACTAGACGATTCCATGCTTTGACTATTACCATAGCCGGCGCTAAAAGTTAATCTGTGAGCGGTTGTAGATACGTCGTCGCTGGTCACCTTTAGTTTAGTAGCTGAACCAGTAAGATTGCCAGTTACATTACCAGTAAGACCTCCGGTAAATGAAGTTGCCTCTACGTTGGGTACTATTAATTTATTATTTGTAGTGTCGTAAACAAACTCATCATTAGGTGCATAGTAAGTATTAGCCGATATGCTAGTACTATCCAAGCTCGCACCCTCAGCAAACACCATTCGCATTTTAGTAGGGTCGTCGTTAACATCTATATACGTTTCTTCTTGTAATTTTATTTTATTAGCATACACCGCTGAGCTAGCACTACCAGATAAACTACTAACGTATAATTTACCTTCAAAAGGATTGTATTTCAAACCAACGTCAGCTTCCAAATCCTCGCTACTAGTTCTACCATCCGAGAACGTTAAGTAATAAGACGCGTCAGTATTACTAGTATGATCAGTAATTTTAACTTTATCTGCCGTACCTGTTAAGTCACCAACCACCTCGTTTATAAAAAGCTGGTTTGTATGGTGTTTATAGTAAAAGTCATCATCAGCTCTAACATAACTAGGCGTACTACCACTTGGGTCAGAACTGTTAGAGAATAATATAGCACCTTTATGAGTTGTAGCAAGGCCTTGCCTCACTACTGACCCTGTAACTTCGCGGCGTATGTAGAGTATGGAGCTCCCCAACCACTGCTAGGGAAGTTAGCCGGATCTATCTCTACAACACCACCTTGGTCTGTAGTCCAGTCTACTATTTGATTACCAGAAGGTATAGTAGGGTTTATTTAATATCTCACTTGACGCACCTACAGCAGCCGTCCAATCTGGCTTCACATTTACCTGAGCGCCAGAGTCTATACCGAATAACTTGCTGTAGTCTGATGACGACATCAATCCATCATTGGAAAGCTGTAGCTAAACCATACGTGGTATCGGTTACATCGTTAGTTATAGTTAAAACATCCGAGGCTTGAGATAAACTTATACCTGTGCCTGGTCTTATAGTAACTGTTGAATCACTAGCTGTACCGCTAGCATCTAGATTTAATTCAATATCACCAGCTGTAACACCATTACTAGTACCTAAACCGTAAGTAGTATTAGTAGTAACAGCCTCAGATGATATTTCACCCGTAGCTGATATGCTTATATTATTACCGCTAGTCAATGTGGTAACAACACCTCCGTTATCGTCTTCAACACTAGTAGAGTCGTTTAGCTTGTCGAACATAGTGTTTGACATAACCC